GTCTTCTTCTCGCTGGGCGGCGAGGATCTCTTTGATTTTGGCTTCCACCTCAGCCTTACTGTAAAAAATCACATTGCCGTCTGGGTCAAGGACGATGTTTTTGTTCGCTTTTTTGTCAAGCGCTGCGCCAGTGGCTGCTGCATCTGCCGGTGCACCTTCGGTTGAAAGCGTCGGGTCGGTTCCGGCATATTCTTTTGCCTTTTCAGCGCTGTCTGCTGCGGATGCGGCACTACTGCTGGAATTCTGTTCACTCGCAAGAGCAGCTGCAGCACTTGACGCAGCGGCTCTCTCCGATGCGGCAGCATTGGTTTCACTTTTCTTTGCGGCGGCAGCACTTGAATCGGATCTGGTGGCGCTATTTTCACTGTTATTTGCACTGGTCGCACTGGCACTGGCAGAAGATGCACTGGCACTGGCGCTTTCAGCTGCTTTGTTTTCGCTGGACTTCGCAGCGCCCTCACTGCTGGATGCAGCCGCCTGAGAAGCAGCAGCGGCATTTTCACTTGCAAGAGCAGCGGCCTGACTGTCAGCGGCGTTGGACTCACTTTGAGCGGCGGCAGTTTCAGAAGCTGCGGCTGCATTTTCGGAAGCTTTAGCAGCATCTTCAGACACTTTGGCTGCGGCTTCAGAGGAGGCTGATTTCTGCTCGGAAGATTTTGCAGCGTTTTGACTGGCGAGAGCGGCATCCTCGCTCGATTTGGCCTTGGTCTCGCTGGACTTCGCATTACTCTCACTCAGTGCGGCGGCGCTTTGCGAAGCTGCGGCAGCTCCTTCTGAAGAGGCAGCATTGGTTTCGCTGATTTTAGCGGCATCCTGACTGGCTGCGGCAGCAATCTCGCTTGCTTTAGCGCTCTTTTCGCTTTTCGCAGAAGCATTCTCTGACGACTTGGAAGCGTTTTCGCTGGCCTTGGCATTGGATTCGCTTTGTGCAGCAGCAGCTTGAGATCCAGACGCAGCGTTCTCGCTGGCCTTAGCGTTTGTTTCACTTTCTGCTGCGGCACTCTCAGATGCGGCGGCGGCAGCGGCGCTCTCTGAAGCAGAATCTCGGTAGCCTTCAGTTTCCTTGCAAATGGCAAGGAGCTCTTTTGCGCTCTTTCCGAGAGCATCCAAGACATCGTCTGACAGGCCATAAAGAGCACGCCACTTATCATTACTGTCGAGCATGTACAGCCTAGCCTCGCCGACACAGTATGCAATACTGGTGGGGCGTGCAGTCTTTTTTACTCGATATGAAGTTCCGGTTGTTTGGCTGGTAGGAAGCGTTGCGATGTCGGAAGCGGTATCACAAACGAACTTGTACCAACACGAGGTTTCGGTTTCAAGAGCCTTCTCGGCTACTAGAATTGCCACAGGCTTTCACCTCCATTGCCTCAGTTTCTAAGGCAAAAAGCTCGTCAGAGAGTTCTTTGCCAATTATTTCCTCGACCTCAGAACGAGGGAGATACACTTTCTTGGGTTGGACATCTCCGATTTCGATATAACGCCGATTTGCACTATAACAAGCAGCAAGGACACGGCCTTTGTGGGCATAGCAGATACCGGTGTATCGCTTTCCGGGAGTGCCGTACAGCTCGTAATTATAGCCGCTGCACCATCCGCATCCCTTAGCGACAGGACATGTCAGGCACTTTTCAGGAGACTGACTCGTTCTAGTAATGGAATCGAGATCGTGCTTGATGGCTCTCTGGTGTTCGGTTACGAACGTGCCGTTGAAACAATCTCCAAAACTGATTTCTTCGGCTTTTTTATCGCCAATTGAAATCGGAGCATACCGGATGCATGGATACGCTTTGCCGTCAGGCGAAAAGGCAAGCATGTTTCCTGTTCCGCCACAAAAGTTTTTATCGTCTTCAGGAGAAAGCGGTGTTCCGAGCTCTGCATCAAGAATCGATACATAGGCGGTAGACTTAGTATCAATCAACCAATCAGACAGGGACTTCAGCTCTTTGTAGATAGCTTCTGCGTCTTCCATACTGTACATGGGCTCGTATGCAAAATTGCAATTGACGACCTCGCATCCTTCTGCAATCATCATTTTCACGCTGGAGCCAATATACTTAATAGAACTAGGCACAAAAGTCATTTTTGAGTTGTACCAGTCATATTTCTTCCCGTCTTGGAATGCACGGTATGCGCTGTCAAAGGAACCAACTCCATTCGGATCGACACGGAAGGCATCGTGGAGCTCTTTCACTCCATCAATGGAGATCGTAACCGACATGATGTCGTGATACTTCTTGAACAGATGCTGGGCATCAGGGCTGAACCACAGCTGTCCATTCGTGGCAAATGCGATTCGAGAAAACGGGGCGAGAGGGATTTTTCTGCGCCAGCATTCGGCGAAAAAGTAATCGCAGATGTTTTCGATCAGGGCGGCTTCGAGAAGCGGTTCGCCGCCAATGAAATCGAGGACGATTCCCTTGGTGTTTTTATTGATGAAACTTCCAGAACCGTCTTCATACAGATCCAGAATATAATCAACAATTTTGTGGCCGGTTTCCGGTGTCATGGCGTTGCAGCTTTTATGATGCTCATAGCAGTACGAGCACCGCAGGGTGCAGTCCCCGGTGATCTGGAACGTAACGCCCCGTCCTACTGCCATTGCAGTATCATCCGGAGGACCGAAAAGCTTACGGAGGCGGTCGGTGTACTCCCTTCCGCTGAGATGCTTTTTCTTGCTTACCATCGGCAAGTCACCTCGCTCCGATCAAAGTCGAAAGAATACTCCACGTTTTCTTTGACCTCGCCAAGGAGTGCCGTAATGAGAGCGTTTTTTGCCACTGTGAGTTCGACATAAGACTGCTGATACAACACTCTATAATGCTCGATCATCTCCTTCCCGGAACTGGAAGGAACCTCAGAAAAGCTCTTTGCAAGGACAGCCAGAAAGCTTTTGTAACTTTCACTGACATAGTAAAGACGCTCGATATTCAGATTCTCCGATGAGGTGAGCGGAAACACCCGCTCATTCTTGAATTTCTTCATTCAAAAAAACTCCCATATTGCTGAAGTGGGGCATTTTTGCGTCTACCTCAGCGTATTTTTCTTTGGCGTATGAAAGGGACACCATAAGGCGCAGGAAAACATGAAAATCTCGGTTCGGATCACGACTGAGGCAGTCCAAAATGGAATTCCCAAAAATGTACATAGCCCATACACGTTCGTCGGAATCGATTTTAAGAGATGCAATCCCATGCAATTCATCAGAATCAAACGGAGCCAACTGGGCAATAGAGCCCTCTCCATCAGGGAACGTCCGAATTGCAACAGCGTAAGAAAACAGCCGGAGCTCGTACTTGCTCTCAAACGTCCGACCGCAGGCAACACCAGCGGCTTTTACAGCTTTCTCGATGTAGGATGTCCATGACTTTAGATTTGTGGCGTTCACATTCTGGAAAACAGAGAGGTATCCAAGACACCTGGCAAAGCGATTTTCGCCGTTCATTCTCTGAATCACTGTGAAGTCTCCAGAGGAAATCGGCTCTTGTGTAAGCATTTTACAAATAGCTTCATTTCGCTTTGCGAATTCGCCAACGTAATCAGGGGCGACATGGAACGAAAAAGATTCATTCATTTTGATACACCACTTTCTTACCAGAATGAGCCGCAATGAGTGCATTCAAATGCACAAGTGCCCTTACAAGTGTTTCCGCCACAACCTGCTTGACAGCTGGCATAGCATCCCTGACATCCATCTCCGCAACTACCATCGCAATCACCGCAAGAACCGGAGCATGAGCCATTACACCCACCGGTGCATCCAGAGGAACATGCTACGGCACAGTTTGAACTGCAAGAACCCTTGCATCCTCCGGAACAGCTTGTGCTACAGGAGCCAGTGCAAGAGCCGGTACAAGAGCCGGTGCAAGATCCCGTACAGGTATTGTTACAGGAGCCGGTACAGGAACCAGTGCATGTGGTACTGCAAGTTCCTGTACAAGATCCGGTACAACCAGTACAAGCAGAGTAGCATCCGGAATAGCAGAGACCAGAGCAGGAAGCAGCGCAACCTGTGCTACTCCCCCCGGCAGGGCTTTTAGTTGAGAGCTGATAGAGGCGATCGGTTGCGTCCTGCAGCGTTTTTGCGTCAATAATGCTGTGGTCTGATTTTGTGAAACTTGTGCCGCAAATTGCATCAATCGGTTCTGTAATCTTTTTGATGTGCTCATTGAGAACGGAGATGTCTTTTGCCGGCTGGGTGGAATAGCTGTAGCTACTTCCGTTGTACTTGCTCATAGAGCCAACGCTTCCAGATGTGCTTCTCCGAGAAATCTCCTGTTCTGCTGCTTTTTTCAGTCCAAGGAACTCCGTGGCTGTAATGATATCCTCTTTTTTGATGGACATGTGTACTCACCTCCCCGTTCCGATTCTTACACGCAGAAGACGAACACCGGTTTCAGTATCGCTCTCAACGGCATATCCAACGATTTGGCCTTTCTTTGGAATTTCACATCCGTTTACGGCCCTGCCAACGCCGGGGATCTCAGAAGGGACGATATAGTCTCCAGTATGAACTGGCCCAACGACCTTGACGTGCACACGGCCAGCAAGCGAAACAGGGATGAAATCTTTGATATTCTTTTGAAGGTAATCTTCTCCCTCGGCGGCGGGTTGTCCTCCAATAAGCATTGCGAATTCATCAGAGTGAACGCCAGCAACGTGGGCACTTGTATTAGTGGCCTTGATATACCTTTCCTGTTGACTTGTAACGTCCAGAGCCACGATGTCTCCAGCTTCTGTAGCCTCCCCTCTCGGGAAGAACTCAGCATAGTCGTTATATACCGCACCGTAGGCTCTGGAGAAATTCGCAACACCGGACTGGCTGATGTAGTACGTTTGACTTCCGAAATAAATAGGTCCTGTAAAAGTTCCACCAGCTGTTCTCATAGCACCGATGCTCTTGCAGGCATCAGCCCCAGTGCCGCCTCCCGTTCCACCTCGTGTAACAGGGAGGATGCCGGAAGTGATATCCCCCGTGTCATGTTTGTGGCCGGAAACAGCAAAATAGCTAGAGTGCTTCCCGTCCAGCATGTCTGCATTGCAACCTTCCATAAGCCCTTTTGCTGCCAGAAGCGCAATGATTTCGTCCGCAGTGAACTTCGTTTTAGGAAGCGAGGCGTTTGCTGTTTGAGTAGTCTCACTCATCTGGCTGGACAGCTGATTGATGAGTGCAGAAAGGATGTAAAACGTCTCATTGAACTGCTGACTTGTCGGAACGCCGTTTACACCACCAACAATGCTTGCCCAACCGCCGAGCCACTCTTCGATTGAAAGCGAAGCACGGACTCCATTGGAGGCAAAAATGTTTCGAACAAAATCATTGAGAGCTTCTGTATTTTTTTCTGTTGCCATTCCATTCCTTTCCGGCTACATAACCGACTGAGCGAATTTTCCCTTGCCGAAACCGGCAACATTCGGGTTCAAGTCAGAAAAGCCAAATGTGTCTGAGTCTTTTGCGGATAGTGAAGTGCGAACCTTCACTCCAGCAGGATGTACGATAAGGTCATGGGTTCCAAGAAGAGCCATAACAACATCGGAAAACGGCGCAAAAATCGATAGATAGATAGTGGCCGGGGTATCGCTTCGCTCGCTATATGTGACCTGCGTTGCGCCAAAGATGAGCTTTGTAGCCGTAATGACATCATTCGGCGTGCAGTCGCATGAATTGATGTACGCCTTATACTTGATGACCAGGCGGTACACCTCATCGGTGTCAGCAAGCTCTCGACTTCCGATGAGCTTTCCGGCTTCCTGCCGAGTTAAGCCGATCAGCTGTCCTATTCTGTCGAGCTGTTCTCCGGTACAGGCATCAATGTTATTGAGAGTTGGCAGCTCTGCGAATCGGAGGGCGAGCTCCTCGCATCTATCTGCAAATGCTGCAAGAAAGCCGTCAATAGTCGAAGTCTTTTCTTCGGTGAACGGACTTTCGCTGATAACTTCGTATGCCATTAGCGCTCTCCTTTCTTTGCCGAGAGCGGAAACTGTTGCAGCACCCATGCACCGGATGAGTTTTTGCGGTAGATGGACGCTGTGCTGAGAACCCGGGCGTAGCTTCCCATTGCACAGCTTTCTGGTAAGTCAGCCAGATCCTCTACTGTGTCGCACATGTAATCGCCAAAGTAGCTGGTGTCGCTTGACTCGAGCTTGAACTGCATGGGAAGCTTGTCCCGCATTTCCTGGTATGACGTAATCATTTCGCTTTCACCACCCGAACTCCATTTGCAACAATGACCGGCTGTTGCCCAATGGAAACAGGAACAACACCAGTGCGCATCGCAGAATCCTGAACCTTGCTGATATCCGGACTTTCACTAAGCAACCCACGGATTTCAAGGTAATCAACGCCAGACACGCTGTCCATGATGGGGCGAATGAATTTTTGCAAGCGTACATTTCGACCGGCATCCAGTGACTCTTTTGACAGTAACGCCTGAATTCGTTCGACATAATCGTCATCGAGGCCACCTTCGCTGGTGATCGTGATAGACAGAAGCAGATACATGTCCTTAACACGAGTGAACTCAACGTACTGTCTGTTTCCGGAAGCGTCTGTGGCATAGGCATAATAAGAGCCGTAGGCACGAATGCCTGCGGCCTTGTTGTTCCAGATGACATCGGCTATATCGTTGTCAGACCCACCCTGCACAACGATTTCTAAACTGTGCGGAGGACGACCGGCGGAATCAGTCTCATCGGTGTCATTTTGATATCCCTTCGCATAGGTGACACCGTCAACATCGCTGTATAGAACAGAGACGATGCTGTCTACGGTTCCCCTCGCCCGGTTAGCTAAACGGTTGATATACGAGGATCTGGCTTCAGAATCAGTCTGAGTGAGTCGGCCAAGAGTAGGAGTGACTAAGTTTGTGACAGAATCAAAGCCGTCAATGATAGAGACGATTTTCGTGATCGTGCCATTGGCAAGGTTCACTTTGCCATAGTCTGCGCTCTCGAAGAAGATGTTGCTGGTAACGCTAACAATCGTCACATAGCTGCAGAGAGTAGAAGAAAAGCTGTCAGATTCAGTTGATCCAGACAGAACGATGCAATAATCATCAGCACTGTGGCCTTCCTTTGTGACGGAAATTCCGTACTGAGTTAGGGCGTTGAATCCAGAGAGAGCTTCGTAAATCTTGGTTACTGCATCATCGTAGGATGCGACGGTCAGATCCTTAGAGAAGCTAGAGCCATCAGTTTCGCTTCCTACCGTTCCGGACGTGGCATTTCGCTCGATTTCAAAGCCGAACGTAAAAGTCCCGGAGATACTATCAATGGGGCGAATCTTCAGGGTCTTCCAGTTCTTGCTAGAAATCTCGCTAATCGTAGCGCATTGGAACTGACGTGTGGGCGAGGTGCTGGTCTGCACAACAGCGCCAGCAGGGATGGTTGTCCCCTCTTTTCCGGTACACGCCAGCATGTATGTTGTTCTGGACTTTCCAATTCTGCTTACGCCACCAATTTCCATGCAGCGGTCAAGGGCTATTCCTTCCGCAGTGAGAGGAAATAGGTTTTCGTATCCATTGGAATACTCTTCCCACAGAGATGCTATCTGGTCGCAAAAAACAGTGGTGATGACATTCAGGATTCCTTGTGGATTTTCGGATGGGTCAACTCCAATTTGCTCTTTCAGTGCGGAAGAGACCTCCGCATATATCTCATCAAGGCGCTTCAGATTAAATCCTTCCGGGGTAACGCCATACTCAACCATCTCTCAAAGTCACCTCGCTTTCGATTTCTCCTTCGGTCGTAGTTGCAGAAAAAGTGCAATACATCACCCGAGACGACTTGTCCCATGACAGGTCGAGCGAGGTAATGCCGGTAACGCCATCAACGCTCAGAATCTGGTCCCGAAGAGCTTTTTCGATGACTGCTCGGTTTGGATTTTTAACAAAAACACTTTCAATGTATGGGGTTCCAAGCGACTCATTGAAGCACCACTCACTGCGAATCCATTGGAGCTTGATTTGAATGGCCTGGCGGATGGAATCGATGAGCTCAAAATCTCCACCTGACCCGATATATAAATCGCCATTTGTTGTAAGGGCGAGATCCTTATATGCCATTATCGGGCTCCTTTCCGTCCGTGTTACTGAGGAACTCCGGTTTGCCCACTGGGACTACTATGCGTATGCGTGTTCATTACGATTCCACCAACGGTGAGAATTCCGGAAATCGTGACATTGCCATTCACGCCGATATTTCCGTTCACCTTCACATCTCCCAAAATGGATATTTCGGAACTCGAAACAGTTGCCGATGTACCACCAAGAGCAACTCGAACATTATTGTCCGTAAGTGTGACGGTGGACTTTCCGCGGACAATCTCTACTTTGTCCTTGGAAACAAAAATCACAGAGTCGCCAGCAAACATTATTGCTGCATTTTCTTTTCCGGCCCGTTTGACCTGCTCTCCGGCAGCAGTGGACAGCCCGGGAAGCAAAAGGGCATTCGACAGGTCGAACTTAAAATCACTGCCGGCTCCGCCCTCCCCATATAGGGCGACACAGCCGTCATCCTTTGCAACCGGGAAAGCAAATCCAATCGTTCCTCCGCTTCCACAAGGCATGAGAATCTTGACACCGGAGATTGCTGGGTACGGGACCTTTTCTCCATCGTCCGTTGTGATTTCCACATCCGGCTTTAATGTTGCAGTGAAATTATCGGTAACACCGACAACTTTTCCTGCAGACGATGTGTGTACTCCTTCCTCAACGGTTGAGCTGATGAGGTTCGTGAGAGCATCTAACGCCTCTTGGGAAAAATCATGCATCATTTAACCTCCACCAACTGAGCCTTGCATACCCAGTCTCCACCATCTGTATCACCATCGAAAGCAATCTTGGACACTCTGTAATTGCCGGTATACTGCTTGGATTCGACACGGACGTAGTCGTCAATCTGGATATGCCCGTTAAGGAAATACGTTACCTCAATTCCTTTTTTTGCCTTCCTTTTGGTCGAGTTCTTGTTTTTCTTGTCACTTGAAGTCGAGGACTCATAAAACGGAGCTGGCGAACCAATAAGTCCGTGGTCTGCATCCAGAATATATGCTGCCGTAGTGATAGGCTCGCCAACAGAACAAATCTGGACAATGCCGTTTTGGATGCTCCATCTCAAGCCGGCTCTTTTGCAAACCCGCTCGATGAGAGTTTTTCCAGAACCGGCGAACGCGAAATTGCTGAAATCCGGAAACGAAACGCTTTTGGAGTATCGAATCTCGCACCCAAGCTCTTTTGCAGCGTTTTCTACGATCTGTCTTCCGTTTATGGAGCCAGAATAGCTGACGCTGACAGTGCTATCTCTGGCAGACTTAAAACCGTCTACAAAGCTGATGGTCGTCTGTCTATCAGATGAGCCGCTATCAGTTTCAACAAGAGTTAGCGTTCCGCCCATGATAACAGGAATGTCATCCCCATAACCGGCTCGAAGCTCAATAAGGCAGTCGCTTTCGTCAAGAAGCCGTAGGGTCTCTGGCGAAAGGTTCCATAGGCTGATCTTCCCTGTATTGGACGAAACGCTCTCGCCTACTTCACAGGAAAACTGACACCGTATACTCCGGCTTGTATCGGGGTTTGGAGCACCGATTTCTTTTCCGGCGGAACCATTCTTGCCAATTCTCACTCGATACTGTCTATCGAAATTTCTTGCCATGAAAAGGTTCCTCCTATACAGCTTATAAGTCCGACTGACCTCCCGGGACATAAATGAGATGGGCGGAGCCGTTTATGAAATCATTTCGTCCAATAGACTCGTTGTCTGACTGAACGCCGATGATACCAGAGGGCCCGCAGGAACTCTGGTAAAAAAAATTCCAGATCGTACCGGGAACGAGCTTTGCCATGCCGATAATGAGATTGTTGTTGGCATCGTAGATACTGAGAAGCCAGAATCCTCCACGTTCGTTCCAGGTGGTCCTGAAATAGTAATACTCGCCATCAAGGCTGACTCTCATCTCAGAGTCGTTATGGTCAGGCACAGAAATCTCGTAGTACTCAATCATCACTTATCCTCTTTAAGCAGCCCTGCGGCAACACCCATGCTGCATAAAACGCTTCTCCTTTTTCCGGAGGTACTGGACTTTGAATCTGCACTAGAGGACTTGCTCTGCGCAGAACCGGTGTTTTTGCCGCTTTTTCCGCCTCTGGCATATTTGATGTCAATGTTTACAATTTCGCTTGATGTGATTGTGACCTGCTTCAACGTGAACGGGATATGGATACTGTCCCCTGTTTCGACCTTTCTTGGCAGTGAGCAGCTTTCGATACACATGTTTTCATAGGTGTCACTACCAGCCGTGAATGTCACAACTGAACGGTCTCTCCACATCTTTCTGAGTTTTTCGCACATGGTCTCCACACGAACAAGAGAGGGTGTGTGTTCGCTTTTCCATGTGACAGGAGAGTTGGAAAAAACAGCTTCAACATCAAGCGTAACACCTTTTAAGCAGATGTTATCGCTCACAGCAAACCCAGATTCAGTAGCATACTCCGGAACTTCGCTCTCGAGAGATTCGGTTCGTTCGATGATAGCATCGAACTCGATGTCTCCAAGGGAGGCAGGCTTCGTAGGTTTCTGCATTCACTCACCTCCCATAATTGATGACCCGGGCCAAATCATTGGCGGACTGTGTACCCTGAGCTTTGGTTTCTTTCTGAAGCTTATCCGCAGCTGTGGTAGAATCAACCTTGAACGTGTACACTTGGTTGTTCTCCTGCTTGATGGAAACATTCTTCTGTGACGACACAGGGGAATTGGCAACCTTGCTAGATGAAACGCCAGTTCCGGCTTTCCATGCAGCGCTTCCACGAACCCCGAATGTGCCGCCGTTGGAATACTTTCCTCCAGAGGGACCGCCAAAACCGTCATCATCCGTTTTGCTTCCACCGCCAGTGAATAACTTTTTGAAATTATCCCATCCTGTGCGAAGTGCAGATATTTTGTCGCCGATCCATCCGAAGAATCCCTCGAGCCAATCCCAGAGGGATTGAGCGGATTCTTTCATCGGATCCCATAGTTCTCCGAAGACTAACTTTCCAACACCATCAATGATATCGAGGAAATCTTGCCAGAGTGCGGCCAGAGCGTCGAGAAATTGAGTCCAATCCCCGGTCTGGAAGCCGACTAAAACACCAGAAATCAAATCGCTGATTTGAATTACCAGCAGTAGGAAATCGTGAAGCAGGTCAGAAAATCCGGTCCACAGGAAATCAAATACAGCTTTAGCCTGACCCTTGTGTTCGTTCCAAAATTCAGAAATCTTAGAAATTGACTGACCGCCAAATTTCTTGATGTTCTCAAAGAAGCCAAGAACTGTCTTTCTCAGATAGTCAACATCAACGCCAGCATCCTCGAGAAGTCGGCCTATAACGCTATCTCCGCCTTTGAAGAATGTCCAGATGTCCTCAATGATGAGGAACAGCGCCAGCCACTTTGCGGCAGCAAGGATGGTTTGGAGATTGATCTTTGTGATAAGGCCAAGTGCGCCCTTTAGGAATGTGGTGATGGAAGCGGAGTGCGTTGCGATGAATACAGCGGCAGCAGCCATAGCAATGAGCTTGAGCAGCTTCTCATAGCCGCCCATCTTATCTGCGATATCATCGAGCCACCGTTTCAGCTTCTTTGCGTAGTCAAGAGCCTTGTCACTGAATGCTATGATTGCCCGGGACAACTTGTCCGTCAGCTTGTAAGTGCTGTCGATGTCCTCAATCCAATAGCCCCAGCTGTTGCGAATATGAGTTATAGCATCCGTGACATTCAGATCTACATTGTCGAACTTTTTTTGGATTTCATCTTCGGCTGATAGGATAGCCTTCTTTATCGTATTGGCTGAGAGAGTTCCGGCTTTTGCCATAGCCTCAAGCTGAGTTTTTGTTTTTCCGGTTGCTCTTTCGATGACTTTTACGACTTCCGGGGCCTTCTCTTCGAGTTGTGAGAAAACAGTCTTATCAACCTTACTGGATGACAAGCCCTTCGTGAGAAGGGCCATTGTGTTCGCAATACTTCCGGACTTGCCACTTCCCTTTTCGAGTTTTTCTACAAGAGAAGTGAATTTGACAGCGTCATCAATTGGGAAAAGAGTGGAATTTTTTTGAACGAGTTCAGTGACATAACCCGCCATTTTTCCATAGGAATCCCGACATTCTTGAGCAGATGCAAGGATTTTCTTCTGGATTTCGGCCTGTTCGCCTAGTCCTTCGGTTGCACCTCGAATCTCATCATTGATGTCACTAAACTCTTCGGTAATTCCACGCAACCACGAAAGCGAAAGGCCAACACCAAGCGCTCCGAGGACTTTTGTAGCCATCTGGCGGAATCCAATGATGGCAGTCTGTGCCTGATTTAAGCTTGCCTGGTCAGTCTTGAACTTGAGAACGTTGAAAAACTCGTTCAGCACTGTACTCTGTGCCACTTAGGTTCCCCCTTCCTCATTCATCCGTTTCATGGAGATTCTTTCGATATCATTCTGCATCCGAACGAGGTCGTACAGAGTAAGTGCTTCATCCAAGTTATAAGCGTTCTTCAACTCCCACATTGAAGCGTACCGGCCTTGAATCAGGGAGAACATCACCCATTCGAGCTCGGTTAAGCGTTCGCTGTCGAAGTCACCGTAGTCTCCGGCTGAGCCTCCTGATGGTTCTTCACAAGGTTTCCAAACAGGGTGCTCAACTCGCTGAAAAAACCGAAGTAATTCTGCTGGATGATTGCAACACACAGATGGATGATGCCGGCGAGATCCATACAGAAAATCTCATCAAAGTCACCACGAGTGAGAACCTTCCAGTTCTGGCTGTCCGTATCATAGAACGAAACGTTCTGATGTTTCAGGATAAGCTCATTGGCCAGAGCAGTAAGCTTCTGGCCGTTGATTTTTCCGAGAGATGCCGCCAGAGACTCGGTGTCGAGCTTCATTCCGTTGAACATCTCAAGACTTGCAGCTTCATCATCTCCGCTTGATACGGCTACAGTTCCAAGGATGGGCAGCACAATGGATGTGACATCGCCAAAAACGTAGGCCGCATCCATGGCTCCCAGAGGGCGAATCTTAAACGCAGTGTCTCCTGCGGAGAAATCCTGCGCTTGCATTCTCTTAACTTTCATTTTGTCTTACCTCTTTTTACTGAGGGGTGATATCGCCAACACAGTGCAGCGTCCACTCCTGATTGCCGCCCTTTGCTCCGTATGCAATGCCAGCAGCCTTAGTGACCCATGCGGTTTCAGCAGTAAAAACCGGATTATCTCCGAGATCCTTAATGAGAATCGGGAAATAGCCAGCACCGGGCATCTGCTGGTTAAGGCGATACTTGGAAAGCAGCCAGTCGTTGGTCAGACTTCCGTACTGCATGACGAACTTCACCTCAAAGCGAGGGTCCTGAGAAATGCTGACAACAACCTCGCCGTCAGCACCGGCCTCATCGGTCGCACCCTCTCCCATCTCTGCGATAGTGATAAAGCTGTCAGCGGCATATCCACTCGGGACGTGCGTTCCGAGTGCAGCAATGACATTCTTGGGGCTGTAAGTATGTACTCTCTTTCTCACAGTGCTTTCCTCCTATCAGTAATTCACAGTGCCTTCGATTTCGGTGCTCTTGATTGCACCAGCCAGCCGAGCCTTCCACTTGATTCCGACCAGAGTGCGATCCTTACGGGTGGCTTCGCTGATTTCGGAGATGGAAGGAACTGTGATGGTGTAAGACGGAACCTGCTCATCGTTGACGATTTCGGGAGAGGCAATGCCACCAACCTTGACACCTTCATCAAGAGCGGAGCGCAGAGCGCTTTCCACCAGCGTGATTCCTTCTTTGGTATAGGGAATCTTGCTGTACTGGAGAAGCAGGTTGATTCCGTTCTCCTGAATCTTGGTTTTCAGCCAGTCACAGAAGCGAATGGTGTCGATCCATTCGCCGCTTGCCATTTTTCCGCCCATGACGACATACATACGGCCAACCTTCGTGAAGTAGGACACATTGGCGGCTTCGAGGGCTTTTGCTTCACGGTCAGACAAATCCTGACCATTGACGGCAGAAAGCGTTTTATATGCCCAGATCTCAGAGCCGGGGTCGTAGGACAGGAAGCGTGCAACCATTGCGACATTGGTGTAATCCTCATCGGAGGTCGAATGAATCGCGCCGCTTCGGCTCATGGTCTCGGGAACGGGGTTGTCGGTGAGACTGGTGGTCTGGAAAATGCACATCTTGCTGTTAGACTCCACCCATGCGGCAATCTTCTGGAGGTCGTCATCATTGTCGATAGCAACAGGGCACAGTGCATACCAGCCGGTTGTTGCCTTTGCACGCTCCAGAGTGTCGGTAATGGTCTCGAGCTCTCCAGAGGGCTTCTTCCGGACAGCAACATAAACCTCCTTCGGGCGGGGAGATTGGCTGAACGCTACAACTGCGGCGTTGTACACGGGGTCGTTGGTGGTAAAGCCAGCATCTTTCAGCTCGTCCGTGCCAGTGTAACAGGCGACATCAGGTGTGGTGTGACCGGCAGGGTTTTGGGGCTGCGGGCCGAGAATCAGCAGACGGTCATAGCCGCCGTCAATCGTGGTTGAAGTAGAGATGGTAATATCAACCTTAACGATCTGGTCAATGTTCATGCGAGTTTTTCTCCTTTCTGCGCATCAATTTCCACCTTGACAGCAGTAAAATACCCTGCCTCAGAATCAGCAAGAGCCTTCGATGCCATGGATGGACGTGAATCTTCATATTCTCCATCTACCGGATGGAGTGCTGCATATTCTTTCGAGGTCATCGTGAAGTTGACCGTCATAGAGCATCTGGCACGGTCAATTCCTGCGGGACTCCCGTATACGGGCTGAGGGCCGGAGTCAACGGAGATTGCAATGTCCGAGCAGAAGAGCTGATCTTCTGCCATCGAACTGTCAAGAAAGTTGACGGCTTTGGTCAAATCCTGAACAGCTGTAGCACGATGTGTGGCACATCTTCCGTCTTTTGTATGAGTCGTCTGACTCGTGCGGACGAGATCGACAGTGAGCATCATGCTCTGGTGAACGCTCTGGTACAGAATGCCATCCCCGTGGTCAAACGAGTTATCGACACGCTGGGAGTCTACTTTTCCGAAGTCCAACAGGATATACGGAAGTGGTGGACGCTCAGACATGCCGGGATAGCTGAGTGCTACAGTGCATTTGGGATACAGTCCGGTGAAAAGCTCAAGAACTGCATCCTGGCAGCTTTCAATTGTCATCTGCAGCGCCCTCACTTTCTTCGCCTTCGACGGCCTCAAATTGGGATACCCAGTGCCGAAGAATGGTATTTCCCCAATAAACGGACTGCTTACAAACGTACCAGCGTCCCATGGTAAAAATGCGGTCGCCGCTGTGCTTTTGGTCTGCCTCAGCAGGCCGCATTTCTTCATTGCTGTATACAGTAAGGGAGCCGGTGGTCATTTTTCCGGATTGCTCATCCTGATTTGCACGGGTAACGCCCTGAACATCAAGATAGAGTGTTTCATCCGTATATGGCGAGGACGAAACACCGTTCTTCCATTCCGTTTTCCCGTATCGGCGAACCTTATAGGGCTTTTTGAAGAAAACCACCGGCATCACTCCCCTTTCTTGATTACATAGTGGACTTCCTGGCGCATTCGGCCAGTATCAATCAGCGGATGATCGGATTTCTTTTTTCTTATCGTGGAGGGAGCGTTGGGTGTCCATTTTCCGTCAACAATCTCTGTCTGTATCATACCGACCGCCTTAGCACCAATCTGCCTTGCTGACTCATTAGCATCTTGGGATGCTTGAATTGACATTTGGCAAAATGCACCAAGCTCCGCCTCATGTGTTTTTAGGGCATCCATGAATGGTCTGGGCGGAATAGCAACAGATCCATCATCAGAGACTGTGCCGAAATGGTTCCAGTAAGCAATTGCAGCCAGCGGAGTGGTTCCATCGTCTGCGTTCTGGCCCTCGTGGAATCCAACTTCAATGGATATCTCTGACAGCGCTTGCAGGTTTCTGAGAGCTTTTTTCCCTTCAACTGTCGGGTTAATTCCGAGGCTGTTTACAATACTGACTCCCATCACGCATCACCTTCACCGTTGCTCGCCACTGCACCGAATAGGAATAATCATAAGTCTCCGCATAGTAAGGAACTGAAGTCCATAGGCAGTAAGCGTGAGCTCTGCATCACTAGCTAAGTTTGAGCTCTGATTTGCACCAAAGCTAACGCTGGTTCCGCCTTCAGACACACTTCCGATAGAGAACCCCATGCTTCCGATGGAACCAATGGTATCGCCGAGAGGGTCCATCCCCTTTCCGGCAATCTTCATCTTGTGACACACAAGGTACGCCAGCGCCTGCTCATACAGGGCTCCGAACAGCTTCTCGCTTACCATCGGCTTCGTGAGCTCAATCCATTTCAGGACGGTGCTATCATCAACGTCTTTGAATTCGTCTCCAATGAGGCGAATGATTTCGAGAACGCTTTCCATGTGAGCTCCTTACTGCGCATCAGATACGGGTGCCGCCTCAGCAGATGATGCAACGTTGGTAGGCTTGCGACCACGCTTTGCGTGAGCAGGAGCCTCCTCGGGAGCGGGAGTATCCTCGGCGGTCTCCTCTACAGGCTTTTCAGCATTTGCAACAGGAGCTACCTTATCTCCCTCGATCATAACAAAGCCCATCTCGCAGAAAGCCTGCATAGCGGGCAGAGCTGCGGTATCGGCAGTGATGTTCATGGAATCGCCGGGCATCAGGATGACAGTGCCTACATTGATGATTTTGGAACCGATATTGTGGAGAATCATGTTATATCCCTCTCATTTCATTTTGTAAAAATAAAGAGGTTGCCCTCATCAGGACAACCTCTTTACACTATATACTGTTGATTATTTTGAGCTTATACGGTCAGGACACGCCGACAGCAATCAGAGCAGACAGCGGGTAGTAGAAGATGACACCTGCGGTACGAGCTTCGCAGGGAATGACGGTCTCCAGGCCCTTGATCTGCAGCGGATACTGCATGAAGGGCATGGGGTTCTCCAGAGCCATCTTGCGCTTGTCGTTCTTGAACAGGAATGCGACACCCTTGCCGCCAGTAGCCTTTGCATAGGGGTTGGTGTCAACGGAGTCCGCATCAAGCTCTGCGGCGGAGACGATGTTCTTCAGATAAGGAGCATTCTCCAGCAGGAAAGCCTTGACGGTAGTTGCAGTGTCGGGGATACGGCGGGTGCTGATATCCATGTAGATATCAGAAGGAACGCACAGGGTATCGGGACGCTCGACGTTCTTGGTAACCTTTGCGACCTGCTTCTGCATACCGTTGATATCGGCCAGAATCTCGTCAGCAGTCTTGGATGCCCAGTCGGCCTTGCCGCCTGCTCCATTTGAGATGGTGTACAGAGGAACGTTCTGACCGGTAGACAGAACGCCCATCAGGCCAGAGTTCTCATCGCCAGCCCAGGCAATCCGGTTGGTCAGGTTGTCAATCTGGTAGCGGGCAGACTCTGCCTTGCGGGAATCCAGAGACTTGCCAGCCAGACGGGATGCACGCATCTCCTGTGCGGAGTAGCCGTAGCTGTCGCCGATGGACTTGACCTGAGCATAGCTGGGCTTGCCAGTGACATCAGCACGGGGCAGATCGGTGCTGTAGTTGTCGATGACCTTCGCCAGACCGGTCTTATCGTAGGTGTAGTAGGTCACGGTCTCAGCGCCGGGGTCGGTCTCGCTGCTGACCGGGAACAGATTCAGAGCGGTGAACTCGGGATACTCGACATCGTAAGACTCGGCCTTGACGTGGTCCAGCTCACGGGCAAAGAACACGGAAGCGTCATCCTCACTGTCAAAGCGAGTGCCGTCTGAAGCCATGATAGCTGCAGGAATGGCAGACTTCAGCAGGGTCTTGTACTCCTTGCGGTCGTAAGACCGGGAAGGGTTCTTCTTCATAGCCATATTGGTTATCTCCTTTCTCTTTTAAGCCTGTGCCTGGTCGAACAGCTCGACAACGGCAACCTTAGTGGACAGATCAGCAGCGCCGAGGAAACGGCCCTTGACTGCGATGGTAGCAGAGCCGCTGGTGGCAGACTCGGTCTTGGTAAACAGGCCGGCGTTGTCGCCCTCGATCACCAGATAGACGGGGTCGCCGTATGCGACAGCAGCGTCATCGACAACACGGGCATAGATGCGGCCATAGCGCATGACACCAACGGATGCTCCATGGCGAATAGCCAGTTTGCCATCAATATCGTACTCGGTGGTGCGGTTGTTGGTGGTAATGCCCTCAAACTTTGCGGCGGTAGCGCCGGTCTTGGGCAGGGCGATGTTCACGCCGGGCTTTGAGCCCTGGACAACGCCAACGCCGTGCTTCATAACGCCATTGGCTTCATCGTTCAGGAAACTGTCAATGGCGTAGGGAGCCAGATCGACAATGCCGCCGGCAGAGCCAATCGGGGTGGAAAATCCATACTTGGTCTGTGCACTCATGTTACTTTACCTCCTTGTTCATACGACGCTCGATCATACGAGCACGAGCTGCATCGGCAGAAGTGGAATCTGAGGCCCGGCGAGATGCCGAGTCACGGTTGAACATCTGCTTCTTCTGATAATTGGTTCCCTTACGAGAACCAGCGTTGACGGTGTTCATCGCAATTGCGAATGCACCATTGATGTAAGCCTCGCTCTTTCCGTCAAGGCGAATAGAGGGGTTGACTGCACGAATGACGGTCTTCTTTGCTGCAGAAAGCTTCATGTTCTCCAGGCCCTTGATTCCGAGCTTGGAACCAGCAACGCCGAGCTGGACACGCTGACGAACAATGGCATCGATGGAATCCATGTTGGAGGTGGGCTCGGTGACGGTGGTGCTGGAGACATTGCCCTCATTGGTGGTGGGGATGTCATCGTCATCCTCATCCTCGTTCAGGTCATCGTCATCCTCATCCTCGTCGTCGCCGTTGACAGCCTTCAGGGCGGAAGCGGGCTTGTTAGCCAGATCGTCCTCATCGTCATCATCGGTGTTGTTGCACTCTGCGAGGTCATCATCCTCACCATCGGCAGCAGCGGCAGGCTTTGCGGCATTCATGTCACGCTCGGCAAGCAGGGTGTCGATGATGTCGAACAGCTTGTCCATATCATCATCCTGCTGGGCGATAACGCCCATGGCAGCATCCTTGTCCTTGGGGTCGCCGTCTTCATCACGGCGGTCACGGCGGTCCTTGATAGCCTGAACAGCGCTCTTCTGATCATCAGGGGCAATGGCGGTATCGTCCTCGTCGGTATCGGTCTCTTTGGTCTTGGTGGTGTCATCGTCGGCAGGGGGAGCCATATCGTCGTCCTTCTGGCCCTCAATGCGCTCGGCACGGCGCTTCTTGTAGTCAGCGATAGCCTTCTGCAGCTCCTCGGGGCTCAGAACGCCATCGGCACGAGTGCCAAACTTCTTGGTCTTCTTGCTCATCGTTTTTACTCCTTTCAATGTGCGGTCACGGCTGTCGATGTTGAGCCGTGCTTGGTCACCGGCTCTGGCTTGAAGAACCAGTGCCAAGTGATTGATGGTAATATCTCGCTGAATAGCGTCATACGGCTGGCCTTTCCAAACGCCCGGTGTTTCATCGAGCGTCAGATTGTAGCCGAGTGACAGCTCCTTCAACCCAACTGATTTCATCTCATCCGTGTCATGGATGATGATTTCTGCCCGGACATCATCGCCATCCTGATACCCTTCGGACAGAATGGTTCCGATTGCCTCTTCGCTGACATTATCCTTGGTGATAAGCCCAGCATCGTGTGTAACGATAATGGGTTTGCCCTTGTATGTCTTGAGGCTTTCGGGCTTAAACACCTCTTCTGGAAGTCTGAGTTCACGACGGATGGATCCATCCTTATTCGTGTACTCGAAAATACCGATGCTCGTAAGCACCGGATGGTCAACAAGGTATCCCTCCTCCGTGAAGTAGGTGGAATTAACAGGAAGGCTATCAAGCCGGAGGATTCTGGATAGCTTAGGTGCGGTATTCTTCTGTGCTTCCATTACTCAGCTTCCTCGCTTTTCTTCTCACCTTTGATTGCGGTAAGTTCACCGGGGCCAAAGGCGCTCCCATCATCGTCAGTATTCAGAGCATCTCCATCAGGCTCCGAAATGAGCTTCGTCAGCATCAGGACGAGAACCTGTGTATGCTCCAACTCATCAAATTGGATATTGCCGTATGTTTCGACCAACTCCTGACTGGACTGGTCAAAAACAGACATGCCATTTGTGACGGTTTGGATTTTTTCGCAGGACTTGATGATTTGGGCGCAAATATTGCCGATTGCCGCTTCGTTTGACATAAAAACATCCCCTTTCATATAATTCGAGGCACTTTCAGTGCCAATCAGCATTTACAACGTCATCACATTTTATGGTCTACCAGGAGAGTTCTTTTGCGTTCTGTCCGGTGATTGCGATTTCGAGGTAATATTTATCTTCAGTCTCATTGTATGATGCTTTTGTGCATTGGAATTGAGAACCACGCTGCAGAATCGTTTCCATCTCAGATGAGAAATAGGACTGGTCGCTTTCTCCATTCCACTTATCGCTGTCTGGGTTAGAACCAAACCTTGCAAACGGTTCAGCATACAACGCCTCAGAGCCTTTAGGGACAAATATCCTCAGATCAACTTCCGAACCATCGCTATATCCGGATTTTGTGGTCGTTCCGCAGGACATGAATCCGTCATCTTTTCCAGCCTTTCCAATGAGGTATTCGATGCTTTTGTCACGAAGGGTTTTGTCATCGACGTTGAACATTTTGAGAATAGCATCGGTATCGACACCTCTGGACAGCCACATATCCTGCTTTGTTTTGTTCTTTGCAATGGCCGAGGTTATGTCTGCTACTTTTTCCATGACTTCCGAGGTTCCATGTCCTTCTCGGAGCGAATGGTTGATGCTGTAGAAGGTGTTTCCGGTATAATCACGAAGCGATTTCTTTTGTCTATCAGACAGGGTTTTCCATACAGCACCAGTATCGGAGCGCAAAGCCATATCTGCCTTTTTTGAATCAGTAAAGGAAATAGCTTCAGCAAGTCTTGACGGCGGATAACTCGGTGCACTCTTTAATTTGTTGTAGTTAGTGCTTGCTTCATTTGGAATGAACACACGAATCGGAGTATCTTTGTCACAGGCATCAGAAACATCATCCGGATTCATCTCTGCACCGTCTTCGCCGATGAACATACCGTGCTTGGCATTGTAAACCATAGAATACGGGCCAAGCATAAGATCCGCCACAACCTTCGTATTGTTCGGAAGGTTGTGAAACTCATCTTTGCTAGGAAAGTGAGTTGATGCGAGCTTCTTCTGCTTTTTGGAAAATGATGTGTATGTTCCACCTTCTTCGGAAATTCGATTATGCACTCCACCGCCTGGAGTCGAACCTCCCACCTTGCCTTTGCGACCCTCGTGACCCCAGTTCCCGGAACCGGCCCCGCCGTCGTATTCGTTCTGGATAGATACGATGCCAACTTCTCCATCCTGATTAAAAAGAACCTCCGAGCCGAACTCACGGACAGCCTTTCTGACAAGGTGACGTTTTCGAATACGTTCAACATCGGCTGTGATATTGTAGTTCATGCATGTACATTCCTTTCACATCATTTGATACCGTGACATTTTCCATAGCGGTCTTGCTGGAATGTGTCTATCCAACCCTCGTACTTATCTCGTTCCACAACAGCCTTCTCGCAATATCGGGTGCAGCCTTTGCGATCTTGCTTGCAGATGCAAACGGTCTTCCCTCTATCTGTGAGTATAAAGACATCTATCCGTTCTTTTGGCTCCATTTGGCAGATGCCTCCTTTTCCTGCTGACCGTTCCATTGCATGGGAACATCAAGGTTCTCAAAATCAAATACAGGGATAGCGACGCAGCGGCACATGTAATCCTGGCCCGGATTACATCTTCTTCCGGTGTACCGGATTCCAGACTTGGTCTTGTACCACATTTCCGGTGGGTCATCCCAGCTGAACACTTTTCCGTCAAGAGATTTGTGGCAATCTCGAACACGGGAATCCTTCGACGTAGACCACTTATACCGTTTGCAGCCAGCGTCTTCTTGCTGAAGTCTGGAAATCTGAGAGTTCAAAGTGGAAACCTGGTCTCTGGCAAGCATTTGAGCCTGATGTCGGTTGGTCTGGTACTCATGTTGAATATCAGCAGCGATGTCCCTTGTGCTTTCCCCGTTTCGGAAGCCATCAAAAACGATTTGCTGCATGGAGCCTAGCGTATTTGTTGGTAGGCTTTTGATTTTCAGAACATTTTCATCGACCCATTTCCGAATCGCCTGTTCGTAAAAATCTCCATTGTAGTAATCATCCATGAGGTCAATTCCGAGAGTTTCCTTACAAGCTCTCTTCCACTGGCGGTATGAACTTTTTCTAGCAATTCGAGCTACCTTCTCAACGAGAGATTGGAGCCCGTATTTTGAGAGCTTCCGCTCGAGTTCTTGAGCCATCTTTTGGAACTCCTGGCGTGTCTTATCAAAAGCGTCAAAGGCATCGTCTTCTCGGATATTTCCGGCAAGCTCTTTTTGATACGCTCGCATGATGGATGGAAGATGCTTTTTGACAACATCATCCAAGATTTTCATGTAGCCATTTGTGACCCTGGCAAACTCTCTTTCTGCAGATTCCGGAAACCTCGGGGTAGTTTTGCTTTTGATGGCCTTCTTGCCTCGAAATTTGGCCTGTGTGGCGCTTTTTACTGCTTCTTGGTGAAGTTTGTTATCCAAAGTAGATGTCACCCCTCCCGGTGTTGTAAGAAGGTTTGGTGATGCTTCAATAATAAAGCCCCGCACCTTTTGGTACGGGGCATATTTATGACACACAGCGATTGCTTACAGCGCATCCGACAGCAATGGGCGGAGGATGCAGGTGTGCTAACTTGCTCCCATTGCAAGCTTCTGTTGAGGACTTTGTACGCCAAAGACTCCGTAGAAAGCAAAAGTGTCGTTATGTCCTCATGTGTCATCGTGTTGCCGATTACGGTGTACGGCTGTTGGTGCTGACGGTGGGAATCGAACCCACAACCTGACGGTTACAAGTCGCCTGCTCTGCCAGTTAAGCTACACCAGCAAAAAAAATATCCTGCGGAAACGAACTAACGTAATCCGCAGGATGAGAAAGATCAGAGATACGGAGGTAAACATGAATCTCCAAGACATTTGACATTTTCGTTCACAGCGTCATCTGCGAACGGAAGAACGACCGCGATTACTTTATCGCCATACTTGATGCACGGGCGGCTTCCGTCCGGGTGAAGTGCGTGATTTATCGCATCTTCTGAAGAACTAGCAAGAAGTCGCATTGTTGCTCTGACGGTCAATTCAACTGGGACATCGTAAATTTCTAATCCTTTATCCATACGGCCTACCCTCATCAAATGTTTTTGTTTTGAAACTCTGAAACGAATTCGTCGTAGATGAACCGGAGCTGTGGGTCCAGGTATCCAAGCGCCTTGTCCTGAATCTCGAACGGCACTCCATAGTATGCGCCAGCGATAGAGCCCGTGATACAGGCCAGCGTGTCGCTGTCTCCGCCAATGGAGATTGCATTGCGGATTGCATCCTCGAAATCCGTAGATTCCAGGAAGGCCACGATAGCCTGCGGAACGGTGTCCTGGCAGGTTTCGTTGAACTTGTAGGTTTCACGGATTCCGTCAATGGAAAAGTTCAGATTGTAGAAATGCTCGGCGAAAGATGACATCTGATAGAACGTGTATCCATGCAGAGCAAGGTAGATGAGCCCAGCGGTGGCCTTTGCGCCCTTGATGCCTTCAGGGTGATTATGAGTGACTGCGGCTGTAATCTCTGCAAAGTCAAGTGCCTCAGAAAGAGTATTGGCCGCATAGGCGGCGGCGCTTACTCTCATTGCTGCTCCGTTGCCAAAGCTGTTATAGGGTTTGGGATGGTCCGAATACATCCACTCCATGAAATGACCACCATAACCGCAGTCCGGGTACGGTCTGCCGACTTCCTGCATACAGCGAACAAGGTTCTGATCGAGGCGTTCATAGCTCGGAGCGCTATCGATAAAAGCTTGGCATACTGCGAGAGTCATAATGCTGTCATCGGTGGCAAAGCACTTATGGCCGTGGTAGTCTCCAAACAAGGTGAAATCCTTGGCTCTGTAGTTGTCGAACTCATACACAGAGCCGGCAATATCGCCAACGATTCCTCCAATGATTCGATTGGTGTTAATCAATAGCCTCACCTGTCCCCTTCTTATTCCTCGTCCGTTTCGTTCTCATCGATGAAATACGGGCATTCTGCTCCATCCATAAGAATCTCAGGCGGTTTGAATTTGAATGCTGCGCAGATACCGAGTGTTGCGCCGTTGATTTTTCCATCAAGTCGGTCTTTCTCTCTCAGTATACACCTAGAGCACTGAATTTTCTTAGGGTCAGGTTGAACCCAGGAAAGCTCCTCGTTATCCCATCTTGCCATTACGCTCCTCCTTTTTGGTGATTGTTATACAATCGTATCGTAACAGATATGTTTGCTTATGTCAAATTGTACAGAAAATTTTCAGGAAATTTCTGAAATTACCAACTCAGAGGCTTTGCGTTCTGTCCGGTTATAGCGATTTCTACTTCAAGTTTCCCTTCTTCATTGATCCGGCTCCCTGTGCAGCAATAGCTTGTTCCACGCTGAATTATGGTTTCGGATTCATCGTACCATGTTTGTGTGCTTTCTCCATCCCAGTCTTCCTCGACCTTTCCGCCTCCATACTGGGAGAATGGTTCAGCGTAAATTGCCTCCGTTCCTTTGGGACAGAATATTTTCAGGTAAACACCTTTATCATATCCTGCACTCGGAATCGTGCCACACGACATGAACCCATCATCTGTTCCGGATTTTCCGACAAGGCTATCAGCGTTTTGTGCGGTGATATCGCCCTTTTTGAGCCCAAACATTCTTGCAACGGAATTGTAGCTAACACCTCTATAAAGGTACAAATCCTCTGTGAGGTGACTCTTGGCGATTGATTTCGTCATGTTTTCAACATCTTGCCGGGTCGATTCCGTTTGGAAATGCTCTTTTCCTCGGAGTGCGCCATTATAACTGGAGTAGCCATTTCCGGTATATTGGACGAGCGACATTTTCTCAACAGGGCTAAGAGTTTTCCAGACCTTTCCACATTCAGGACGCAAGGCCTTGTCTGCAATAACAGCGTGGGTATAGGTCTTGGCGTTCTTCATGCGCTCCGGGGAAATTTCGAACGCTTGCTTGCTCTTGCTATAATTGGGGCTGGCACTGTTTGGAATAAAGATTCGAGACGAGGTTTCATCATCGACATAGTCGGCAACCCGCTCCGGCTCAAGAACCATTCCGTCATTACTCTCGAATGTCCCATAGCTTGCATCATAGGTGAAAGTGATGGGGTCGTAGTCACCGCTGTTCCACGATAGAACTACTTTCGCTTTATCGGGCAATCCATAAAACTCGCTTGCATTCGCCTTATGCGGTTTTGCAAGAGCTACTTTCTTTTTGGAAAACGATGTGTAACCCCCGCTTGCAGTAGTCTGACGGTTATGAACTCCACCGCCAGGAGCAGAGCCACCGATTTTTCCCTTTCGGCCTTCATGGCCCCAATTTCCAGAGCCTTCACCGCCATCCTCTACAAGAACAGCATCGCCGTCCTGACGAAACATAACAACAGCCCCCGAAGAGTGGGCTGCTTTCCGGAGTACATGCCGGGCTCGCAAACTTTCGATTTGAAACTCAATGCCTCTCGGCATGTAATCACTCCTCACATATTTGCATAAGAAAAGCGGGGCAGCTCTCGCTACTCCGCTTGGTGAATATCGACTACTTCTTACTCGGAGAAGAACTCCTTCTCAAATTCCTTGAGGGCACGGTCTTCCATACTGGAAGCAGAATCCGTGTTAAGCCATTCCTTGCGCTTTTCGCACTCGGCTTGCATTTTGATAAGTTGCTGTCGCTCATCCTCTGTGACTTCGAGCTCTTCGGCAGTATGCTGCTCAAAGTATCTCTTCGGAAACGCAAACAGGTTGTAGGCGTAACGAAGGACACCGTCTTGCTTCTGGTTCATATTGATTACCTCCGGATTTTTCCTTCATTATATCACGAAGAGCTTTTCTTTGCAGCATTTCGTTCAGATGCTGCAATAGCCATGTTTGCCAAAAAGTCAACCGGATCTTCCATTACCATAGCAGCACGATTGAGTACGACATAGTAGTCCTCGCTGCCACTGACGTGAACCTTGATAGCATCATACCCAGAACACATCGCTGCAATAGCGTAGTCAGAAGTGCCATATTTTCTTCTTGCGTTCTCAATATCGGCGCTTTTGAATTCAACAACCTTGGCATCAGGCCGTATTGCGCATTTAGCCACCGCACCGGAACCGTCAGAGTAGGAATCCGCAACACTTCGATCTGTAGAGAAATACAAGCCGTCGCCATAGATTCCATTTCCAAAGTAGTTCTTCTGTTTGTCGTAGGCCATCTGGTAAATCATGTTCGAGCCAGACATAGATCCGGCATACCGAACACCTCTATAACATACGGCTGCTCCGCTTTCTTCGACATACTTATTGAAGTCTTCTTTGCTCACGACTTGTGGAGTTTCATTCATTCCTAGGTCGATTGCAACCTTCTGAGCGCTACTGCTCCAGTTTACCCACAGCATTTCAGATTCGTTGAAATTTCGGTGTACAGACTTATCAATCCATGCACGAGCGTCATCTCGAGACATTGCTGACACCTTATTTCTGGTATCGCAATCAAGTGATTTGACTGTTTTGCTGGATTCTACATTATCGAAGTAAGATTTTGAATACCTCTTCAAATCTTCGGCAACAGAATTGTCTCCAGAGTTTATTTTTGTTTCAAGCGCATACAGATCCGAGACGGAAATTGAGCCTGTTTTCTTCAAAAATGCAAACTGCTGTCTGTTCGTTAGATTTGAAAAACCATCCTTCAACTTTGAAAGCTTCTGGACAGATGCGGCGCAGTCAGCGGATCCTTTCGGGGCGGAACCACCGACCTCACCAGGGCGACCTTCGTGATTGAAGTTGCCGCTTCCGGGTCCGCCATCATACTTAGCGAACCTTTCCCCAACGACAAGAACAGGAATCTTATCGATTCCAAGTTGCATAGCAGCGGCGGCACGATGACGGCCCTCTTGCTGTCCAGATGCGAAGTTGAGATACGGCATGTCGAACTTGGTGCCAGATTTCATCTGCTCCGCATACTTCTTGACGTTTTTGTCGTCGAGAGCAGCAATCGTTGATTCGATGGTTGCACTATCAAAAATTTGATAAGCGCATCGCTGCAGGTATTCTTTTGGGGACATCTCTGCAATGCGGCCACCATTTTTTTCTCCGTTGAGGTAGTCATCGTAATAGGAAGTTCCTGTAGTCTTTGTTGTGAAGCCTTCGTAGTCATTGGATGTGGCATCCTTGGTATGCTCAAGGTGGATATCCTTACTCTGCTTATCGTGCTCTTTCTGCTTGATTTCTCGGAGCTTGTCGCCAGCCACAGTCATTTCATGGCTGTAGTCCATGCTCTCCTTGAAATACTTGTCATACTCAGCCTTGAGTTGTTTGCCCTTTTCGGTATAAATCATGGGCCGGTGGCCGATCAGGTCTTCAAAGATGTCATTATCGTCCCACTCTGACTCGGGTTTCGGCTTGGATTCTGACTTCATGGCATTTTTAGCTGCCATATACTTATCCTTTGCCTCGTCGCCTTTTCTGATAGCAGTACGGTAAGCATCAAGGGCGTTTTTGTACTCGGCAGAAGTCTTGGTATAGCTGTTTTCAGGCACTAAGCTTTTGTAGGCAAGATTTTCGCCGGATGTTCCTGCGGATTTTCCACTGGAATTCTTGACGATGTTCGCTACATTTGCAGCAAATGCAAGTCGGCCATCCGGTCCATCTCCATCAGCAATTGCGTACCCAATCGCATTGGCAAAACGCTCGGCTTCTTTAGCATCGCTGTCCGCGCCGAAGTATGCTTTTGTGTTTTTCGAGAGACCTGCTTCTTGATTGAGTTTCGCCGACCATTCAACAACATCCATTCCATCAGGCTTTGTAGAGTCAGCATAGGCGTGAGCAAACTCATGCATGATTTGCTCTCCATTAGCCATGTAGCTGATATACAAATGCCCCTCGTCTGGAACCTCGCCTTCACCTTTTGCACGATAGCTGTACTGCGCTTGTGCGTCAATATCATGGTCATAGATGTGGACTGCTTTCAGTGCTTTAAGTCCACCGAGATCCTTGTACTGCTCAATAGCAGCAATCACATAATCAGCCTGTTCCTTGATGGATGGGATTTCACGATCCATCGCTTTCTTGAGCGGTTCATAAGATGTTTCGAGCTTGATGCCTTGATTTTCCAGATATTTCTTGAGGTCATTAGCGGTTTTCACCGTTTTAATGGCTCTTTCAATTCTGGTTCTTGCTGGCTTTGTGAGATACATATCCTTCACGTCGCCAGTTACTTCAAAGTGACCAGAGCCACTCTGAAAGCTACTTTTGGAAATAGGCCCGCTTGTGCTAGGGGCGCTTCCGCCTACTTGTCCGGGCACACCTTTATGGCCGTGGTTTCCACTTCCGGGACCTCCATCGTTTCTTGAGTTTTCATGCTCAGAATAAAGAACACCATATTTATGAGCGTTGAGGTATAACCAAACTCTCATCTTATAGAAATTTTCCTCAGACGATCTATTGGATGAGTAAATGCCATAGTAATCGCCGTACATATCCGCTATGTTCTTCTCGGCCTTTTGGTCGGTTTTTTCAATGGAATATACAGTGCCTTTTGCTTGGACCGTCATGGAGGTCATTTTATCATTCTTGGCGAATGTCTCAATGTCCGTCGTGGAAAAAGTAACATCGATGCCCGGATGATTGTGAATGGTTGCATAAGGTACATCGAAATTTGTGATGTCAGCGCCTTCTTCGCTCCCAGTTACATACTCAAGGATTTCCCCTGTTTCAGAGATGGAGTAATTTTTTTCTATTTTCTCATCAACAAGCGTAGGAGCAATTTCATCAATTTTTTTCCTTTGAGCAGAAGTATCACAAACAGAAGATGAAAACTCTTGCCTTTTTGAGTCTATAGCAGCGAGCCTCTTGTCTATCTCTGACTGGATGTTTCCACTTTTTACAATCGCTCTTCTTTCAGAGCCATGAATGTCGAGCCAGTCTTCAAGGAACCCTTCGGAATCGTCATCGGTCATCTGCTTTATGCTACTTTTCACTTTTGGGGAAACAGCTGCAGCTGCATTCAACGAAGATGGTGCGCTTCCACCGACCTTTCCGGGAACACCGGCATGTCCAAAGTTTCCACTACCGGGTCCTCCGTCGCTGTTAGACTCGTTCGCAATGACCGAAAAGCTGTCGCCCTTCCATCGTTTTTCAATCGGAATTCGCTTCAACTTCAATCACCGTTACCTTTCTTGATGCCTTCTTTGAGAAATCACCAGCATTTCCACTTGCAGACTCACCATAATCGACAGGTCGTGTTGTCACGGATTTGATGGTGAATTCTTGATCTGAGCAGTACAGAACTTCTTTCTCCCAGCTCCTACTGCTCATCTGGGCAATTGATAAAGCATTTCTTACGCCAGTTGTTTTATCGACGATGAGAACGGGATCCTTTTCAGTAGTTGCAAAGCTCATTGCAGGGGAAATATCGCTAGACCAGCTGCTCAACCCATCCATCTTGATTGTTGCGCCTGGTTTCATGGCAGAGAGTTGAGATTCATCTGCAGATAGTCCACGGTACAGATTTCCACTTTTCCATTTTGCACTCGATGTGCGAATAGCCTTGTCGATAACCTTGTCGTTTTTGAGCCCCTTATAGCCTTCGCCGCACCAGCTTCCAATTTTTGCGGAGAACTCTTCGCCGTATGTATGCTCGCCAGAGGGGTCATAAGACTCGCGCCACTCTTTCGGAAGAGAGTCAATAACTTGCTCTTCCGTTGGATGACCTTCTTTGCAGAGTCTTTTCGCAACGTTCGTTTTTGAGCTCGGATCGTAGATTTCAAGATCGGACTTTATTTTTTGGCTTTCGCTCACAAGGGACTGCATTCTTGTCATCAGTTGAGGAGACATTCCTTTGGAAATCATCTCTTCATTGCACTTAACAAGTTCAGCGTTGATGTCGGATAGGCGCAATGTCATTTTCCCACATTGCTCAGAGACGGTGTCTCCAGGAACAGAGCCTCCGACCTTTCCTTCTCTACCTTCGTGTCCAAAATTACCTGAGCCTAATCCACCATCAGAGTTCATATTCGGAGGAACAACGCCGATCTCCATAAGCATTCGTTCTCTAAGACCAAAGCTCAACTGAATTTACACCTCCTCCAAATCGACCTCGTACTCGTATTGACAATCATCGTCATTGTACTTTTTTTTGACAGATTTAACTCGATATTTTGCGTTCTTAGGGGAAAGGCATTCTCTCGTAGGAAGAATGCCTCCGGTCGAAACGGCGGTCTTTGGATGAGGAACGCATATCATAACAGAGTAAAGCTCTCCTTCGTCAACTTCAAAGTTAAGCGCATTATTCGCAAATTCCCTTGCGATTCCGTATTCAGAAGTCCAGCTAGATATGTGTCCCATCGAGATCGTGTTTCCTTCGGTAAGCGATTCGATGAATTTTTTTCCATTTCCCGATTTATCGTATGCCGAATTGAAGGACATCCCTCTAAACAATGGCACATCGACTTTATCAGACAAATCAATAAAGCGCTCAATACGATTACACTGTTCCTTGGCCAATGCTTTTTCGCTATCAGACATCCATCCACGGAGTTCTGAATATGTTTTCTCGTCTTGTGCCGACAGGATTTTTTGGCAAGTTTCAGATTGCATGTAGTCCGTTAATGCACTCGTGAAATTCTCCATATCTTTGTCGGTTATTGTTCCCTTGCTGTCTCTTTTTTTAAGATTTCTTGAAATCTCCTTTTTCTTCTTGCTGATAGCATCTCTCGGAACACTCGCCGCCGGGAATTCCGTTCTTCCGGCATACGGAGCAACCTCTGCATTCTCGGGCTTTGCTGTGGTATCAGGTACATTTTTTTCTCCGATGCTCTCGGAACCGAATTCCTCTTTTTCTCCGATGTTTTCGGCACCGACTTCCTCGAATTCCAAAGCGTTCGCAACGTGAAACGGATCAGCACCGTTTACAACTCCATTTGTATTGGAGGTGTACTTTGAATTCGGAAGTGACTCGAACGAATATTCAAACTTGTCATCGCCTATTTTCGTGTAGTTCTTTCCGTTTGAAGTGAACTTTGCTCCAATAGGAGCGTCTGTAATGCACTTTCTGATAGTCTTATTAACAGCAGAATAATCCTTCAACTCATACGCTTTGGAAATCTCACCGTTGTAGGACTTCGCTTTGGAGGGCGAGCTAGAAGAAGCAAACTTTGAGCCGTTCTTCTGCGTTTTTGCGTGCTCGAATTGTTTTCCCTTGAGCTTTCCGCCATTCTGCGCAACACCATTTTCATTAATGAGGATATGAGTTCCATTGATGGTTACCCAATCATCTTCGTCAGCGTTCATAGCCTTTTCAAGATGAGCGTTGAGCTTTTCATCTGTAACACCCTCGGCAGGGTCCGTGTAGAAGATGCAGGTCTCCAGACAGTCCATCAGAATCTTCAAACCATCGGCGAATGGTCCGAACAGGGATTCGGCCTTTTCGTCGAGTTCTTCCATAGTGCTGAACTTTGCGCCGGTCATCTCCAAATCCTCGCAGTTCGGAGTGCCGTAGTATTCAGTGCAGAGGAACAGGTACGGCTTCAAGCCGGTATCCTTTTCCTCTGGCCCCTGCCCAAGCCACATGAGGCTCTTTGGGGTAATGCCGAATTCTTCTTTGGTCTCTCGGAATGCTGCCTGCTCTGGAGTCTCCCCTTCCTCGATGTGACCGCCAGGGCCACAGACAAGACCATAACCAAAATCATTGTGGCGAGTGCCGTTTAGGATTCTGCCACCATTGACCACAATAACGCCCACAGAACCATTTGATGATTCGGAGTGAGAATTGTTGCTGTCGGTATGAAGATCATCCTCCCGGTCTTGTCCTTTGTTTTGACGAGCCTTTTCGGCTTTTGCCTTCTCTTGCGGACTCATATCAGCCGGTTGTTTGGTTGCGGCAGGAGCAGATGCGGGCTCATCGCCCTCGGTTCCAGGGTCGTTTTCATGTGGTTCAACACTGACTTTCTGCCCCATAGAAGCGGGAGACATCGCATTGTTACCGACTGCGGATACGCTTTCCTGTGCCGGAATTGCAGCGGCATTTTGAGAATCAGGAGCAGCAGGTTGTCCATTCGGAGCCTGCCCCTGCTCGTTGTTCTCAGGCATTCCAGCTTCAAGTTCATCATCCGTATACTCGTCGAGCATGTTCTCGACATCGAATTCATCGCTGTCAGCAAGCTTGGAACGAACCTCGCTCGGATCAATCGCTTCCATTCCAACGTAAATCTGGGCAGTCTGGGCCTTGACTTGCTCTGTCTGAGCCTTTTGTTGGTCAAGAGTAGCCTGTTCGGAATCGCTGACAGACCACAGAGGATTAAACTTGACCTTCAGATTAGGAATTTCGTCAACCTCTCCAGTAGCAAGGCCGGCCTGGAAAACAACCGACAGCAGATACCGAAGATTGCTCTTCAGCATTCGTTTCTGGATGCGCTCTACATAGTTGTAGTAGTTCTCCATGCTGGTATCGTCCGTGCTGCTCATACCACTGATGGTTTGACCAAACAGGATGACTTGCGGAATATTGGAAAGCGCTGACAGCATATTGCAGGATGCGCTGATGACATCCGTAATGCCGTTATACTGGAACGTCTTGAAATCATAGTCCTCACCATCGGCATCAATGACAAGGCTGTTGAGGATGCCCCGGGATGTATCGAGAACCTGCAGACGTTTGAGAATCCGGTCTTCACCCTGCTCAGTGGCGAGTTCGGAGGCAAGCCCTCTCATCTTGTAGATGGGCTGAACAGACCGTTCCAGAAGCTTAGGTGCGCTCCGATGCGCAACGTCTGCATCACGAATAGCCTTATTCAGCCGGATGTATTCAGGAACACCCCAGAACTGGTAAAGCGTATTCGTGGTATTCTCGGGAAGAATGCCGTTCTGGAACACCAAGCAACGGCTGTCGTGAACACGGAATGAGCCGTATCGGCTGTATATATCATAGAACTCAGGCATTCCAAGCCGACTTCCACGAACACGGAATGGGTCCGTCGGGTCATAGTTGAAGATGCTAGAGTAGTCAGGCGTTACGAGGGACCGATCATAAACCCGGATATCATCGATGGATTGAATATTCTTCCAGTCAAGAGGCTCCTCAAGGCCACGTCCGTCATTGACAAGCATAACAGCAATGGATCCACCAAACAGTCGGGCCCACTTTACTGCGGTCATGGCATTCTCTTCCCAGTTCAGCTCATCAAGAGCCTCATTATAGAAGTCGGCCAGTTTACCATCCTCGACATCCTCGAGAACAAAGCCATGTTTCACAGCCTCTTCAGCCGGCATGTCAATGATTTTGGCAAACAGGCCGTTTCCTTCATAGTGGGATTCCAGAACATCGTCTGGAACAGGGCCTTCAGGAACAAAGTCGTACTGCTCGGATGAATCTTTGGATGTACCATACCGGTTCACCATGTTGACGTATCCATCAGCACGGTATGGACGCACAGCCTTGCCGGTCTGACGCTGAATCAGATGCGCATAATGCTTGATGCGATCCTCTTGGGTCATTTTATCCACGCTTCTATCTCCTTCCGGTATGATAATCAAATCATGTTGCTCAGGTTGAACACATTGTTCGACTCGATCTCCGCAAAACCATTGGCAGAGGCATCGACCATGTCCTTGAATTTTCCATCAGGGAAATTTTCCAATTGGAGCAGGTACTCCTCGTTCCAGCTTCCATATACAATGTCGAAATTTCCGACCTGCCATTGTGCAGCCATTGGCTCTGCTCTGGCTTCCTTGCTTCCGGTTTCAGCAACGGTCACAACATCAAAGCCTGCAAGGAATTTGATGTAGGATTCTGCCTGTTCCTTGCCAGCTTGGCCCGGGTCTTTTGGTAATCGGACTCTTACACGCTTGTACTTGGCAAAGTCCATCTGCGCCGTATGCTTGATGGTCTGGCGGACATCAGAGGCAGACATTTGCTTGTTGACAACATCGGCAATGACATATCTTCCAGATGCTCGCTTTCCGATAAGTACACCAGCTGTATAGGCGGGATCTCCGTCATCTGTCTTTTCAGTTGCGGCCAAGTCCCAACAGCGAACCCATTGGATGACATCTGCAGGCACGCTATTGAGAATGTCTCCAAGTTGAGAGCGTTTGAAGTAAAGGCCCGCAGCGGCTTTGATTTTCCAGTTGCCGTTGAGTAGCCGTTCTCGTTCAACTTGAGACAGAGCTTTCAGGTTTGCTAGATATCCAGGGTTGACACGCAGCAGCTCCTTGTTGTCACTCAGCTTCGACATGATGAATGTGACAGAGCGAGGTTCGCTTTTCTCTTCATCAGTGGTGAGGTTGAATCGTTTCCAGAGATCCTGCCGGGTATCTCCCCAATACAGGGTTTCGTCCCGGCGGATGAACCACCTAATCTTTCCGCTCCGTTCTGGGATTGGATATCCAGTGTCCGGGTCTATCCACCAGTCAATAAACTTTGCCACCCACGAATTCGCATCCGGGTTGCAAGTCGCACGAACAAACGGCTCAACACCACAAGATGAACGGTTACGGGACAGCATGTAGAAGAACGTTTTCTCCGAAAAGTGAGTAAGCTCGTCGAATCCAAGGTAGCAGATCTGAGAGCCCTGCCATTTGTGGACATCATCATCCTTTTCGATATGTGCAAAAGTGACCTTTGATACAAGTCGTCCGTCGTTATCGCAGAACTGCCATTGTCCACGGGCGAACTTCGGGCTTGCACCACGAATACCCTGATAGATGTGTGTCGATTCATCCCACAAACCGCCCTGAGCGAAGATCTGATTGAAATTCCTTCGGAAGATTGTGCAGCCAAACCCAGGAACGTTCTTGTAGCGAAGTGCGGCCAAAAGAAGGCCAAAGGTCTTTCCACCTCCGGCAGCTCCTAACCGCCATAGATACAAATACTGGCGGGGGTTGCCATGAACTGTGTCTGCGGCCCCTGCTGTGGCTTTATAATCTTTGGCGTTTTGACCACCCCCTCTGAACCTTTTTCTTATGATTGAGAATCCGAACGCTCGACTTCGTCTTCCTCTATCTTCTCGATTTGAGGCATATAGATGACAACATCGTTGTTTCCGTCCTCATCACCCATGTTGATAGCTGCACTAGATCCATCCGGTCCGTTTCCAAGAGCTTCAACCTTTGCGTTCAGCTCAATTTCACGGCGGCGGTCAGCAGCAAGGCTCTCACGTTCTCTGCGAGTTTCTTCAGGGTCATACCCACCCATCCGCATGAGCGTCTTATAGGCTTCGATGTCTCCAGCCATAGCCATTGTGAATAGCCGCCCACTAAGTGCGTTCATGTTCGTGAGCTCGCAGGTTTCAACGCCCATATCTTTCAGATTGGACTCCCAGCTTTTCTTTGCCGCCAGCTCCAGCATATAGCGAATGGATTCTCTGGCATCCTTCTTATTCCTCTTGGACTCGCCGGACTTGATTCCGCCCTTTCGCCCATTCTCCCTCGCCTTTTCAGAACCCTTCGTGTACTGATTTTCCTTCAATTTTTGAGAGAGCTTCCTGCGCGGTTTCCCTGCGGTTTGCAGCGCCGAATCTGGCGTGTTGCTCTTATCTTTATTCTCGTCCACTTTTTTCGCCTACCTTTCCAATGAAAACAGCCCCTACGCATTGGACGTAGAGGCTGTATTTAGGGCTCATAATTTTGTATTGATAAAAAAGACCCCTCAGCTTATTTGCCGGCTTCCTTGGTCTTGTAATTGGGTTTGGTGCGCATTAGTCAACATGATAGAGGCGCTTTACTGTTGTAATTGCTTTTTGGATTGTACGACGAAATAAAAAAGGCACGGCAAAATTCATGCCGTACCCTTTTTGTCATTCAAAGTGATTATGTCCCATATAAGCGTATCAGAGCATCTATCCCCTTCTGGGTCTCCACCGAGATATCCTTACCGATAGACTTATAAAAGTCAGGCCATACCATGCACTCGTATGCACGCTTCATGGAATCTGCATCCTCCTTGGGGATTCCAAGGCGAAAGTTCCTTGCAATCCCGAGGGCTTTCCTGTAGTCTCCAACGGCTACCGCCTCCCGGACTACGTCACTCTTTCTTTCCATATTGAAAATCACCGCTCATCATCGTCGTAGTACTTCCCACGATAGATGCCGTCATCATCGAAATCCTTGCTGATCTTCGACCAGTCGATTCCCTTTCCGACAGGGCGGTGTTTTGGATTGTGCCGTGGCAGAGTGTGCTTGATGTGATATCCCCAGTCCTCCATATCGAACAGGCTTTGCTGATGCGGTTCCAGTGCGAGCTGATCGTCAATGATGGAATCAACACAATCTCGACCCATTTTCTTTCCCTTCAAAGTGTGCCACGAGTACACCCATTTGGGAATATAGCCGCCGGGGAGGTCATCGCAGTCTTCAATGTTTGCATGTTCAATCTCCGGATCGGACATCTTGACATCGGACTGCATATAGTTGCAGGAGAAATAATCAGCATCCTTGTTCTTCAGGCATCTGCAGAGAAGCACGATAGCCTTACTCACAAAGATTTTTTCTCTCTCCTTCTGGGCTTCGTCTGCTTGCTTCAGAGCGATGATTTCTTGTGTGACTGCTCCGTAGCAATCCTCCGCACTGATGACAAGCAACCGTCTCCACAGATATCCATTGTATCTGTCAAACAACTCATTTGCTGCATACCCGGCCCTGGCGTAGTCACCTCTCCGGATTGCCTTTTGGAGCATGGAGGACATATCCCAGAAGGAATGCCCGTTTTTTGTAAGCATTTGATAATCCATTTTTTCTGGTCCTTTCTTTTTGTTTAGGGATTATCTCTATCTTAACTTGCCATGCGCCTAAGTCAATAGCCTATAAAAATTTAACAAAATTACCTTGGTACGTTAATATGAGGGACATTCTTGCGAAAATCGTAGGTGAAGTACTTTCCCCATTTTGCCATCATAAGCTTGATACAAGCCACCTGGTCATCACGACGCTTTTCGGATGCACCACCTGCATTCGTGTCTGTCTCACCCTTGGAGCAGAAATACTTTGGTTTGAGAATGACACGATTGTAAAGAAGCTCCTGCAGAACAACATCAAGGTCGTAGTTGTACTTAAGTTCCTTGAGGCACTTTGCCTTGAACGCTTTTCGGTTCACCCATCGGGTAGAGCCAGCCGTTCCCTTCCAACCAAATTCAGCGTCATAGTTCCAAGGACGTGTGGTGGCATCGACTGCGCCAAATCCAATGTCAAGGTCTGCCATGAGTTGGCCGACACGCTCAAGCTCTGAAGTGATAATTTCAGGGTCAGTGAGCTCCTCTGTGTCCAATGTTCGATAGAAGAAATGTTTGATGTCATCATCGAGAATGGCAATCACCTGTTCTGGTGCGTTATCGATGAGCCATTGATTCACTTCGGTCAGTCCACAGATTTTTTCATCCTCTACTCCGAGGACCTTGATGTGGTCTGCGTAATCCTTCAGGGCATCAACATACTCATCATACTCGCTCTGGCGAACAACGTATGTACCATACTCTAGCAGCAGGTGGGCAGTGCATGTCCTGGCCCTCTTATAGCTCGGAATATAGATTCCGAAGGTGATTTCGTCACTCATGTCAAGACTCCTGATTCGGATATTTGAATGTTGGGGTGTATGTTCTCCTGACCTCTACCCATTCGGTCATTTTACAGTCAGGGAGGTATTTCCCGAGCATCCGCATGATCTGGAGGCCAGCAAGGTTCATACCGGCCTTATTGTATAGGCCGATGGATGCGGAGATGCGTGGATTGATTTCGGTAGGGATTGGAAATCCGTCCCCGTTAAAGATGAAATCGATATTTGCATTGCCGTCGAGGCAAAACTCCTTCACAATAGCCTTACTGATTTCATAGGCTTCAGCGTTTTTTTCTGTAACGCTGACAAGAGGGATGCTGTTATCGACAACCAGATTCCTTCGTCCTCCGATATAGAGAACGTTTCCGTGGTCGGCGACGAGATCCACAGAATATTCATCCCCGGGAAGATATTCCTGAACCATCATCCGATTCTGGCTACCAGCATACGGAGCATACATGCTGGAGAAAGCGTCAAGTGAAATGTACCTCGATGTAGGTTTGTCCTCCAGCATCATCTTGAAAAGGCTCTTGTTTGGGTCGATGATCCGGAACCCTCTGCTTCCAGCCTTGTCAACGGCCTTGATGCAAACGGGGTTTCTGGGATATCCAAGCTTTCTGACACAATCATGGAGTCCGGCCACACTATCGAACATCTCGTATCGAGGATGAGGGATTCCGGCTGCGCTGATACGACAAAGGAACGCCTCTTTGTTTACTGCCTCGGCAAGATGTGGGCCTTCGGAAACAGAGATTCGTGTTCCAGTTTGATTGAAAATATCGACGTTGTCTCTCAGAAGGATAAGTTCCTCATCCATTGTCGGGACAATGATATCGATTTTTTCTTTCCGGCAGATATCAGCAAGCTCCATGAGATATTTTTCTCTCATGCTGCAAGGTGAAACCTTGTAATAGCAATCGACAAACGGAAAAATGGTAGGGTCAGGTTCAGATGCAACACCGATGACCTTAGTGATAATCCCACCGATATCTCGGTAGCACTGGATGACATCTATCATATAATGCCCACCACATGCGGTAAGCAGGATGTTGACAGTGTTCATAATCCCCTCCGAAACACGCACTCGAACGCTTCTGCATAGAGATAACCGGCTTGTGCACCCCTCAGAACGGGCAAGGCTTTGAGTGCCTCTTCTGATCTAGGATGAGGGGTAGGACGGACCACATTTTCGTACAAAAGAAGTGCAGCGATCTTTTTTCTGATAGCTTCTTCCGATATCTCGACGTAGTGATTGGGGTTAAATCTGCTGAGTGATGGATTCACTCCCCAGTCAGTAGATGACTGAACCTCCATAAGATACAAGCCGGAGACCGGGTGAATCTCCTCTCTCCCCCTCTGCCACAGCCGAAATGCTTCCATGCAAGATATTGCCGTCCAGTAGTGGTCAGAGTTGATGTCTCCGGGGTGCTGCGTAAAAACATTGTCTGGTTGAAAATCCCGGATGCAAGATTCGATGTCTCGAACCATCCAGCGATGGTCGGCATTACAAAAGTTGCTATCCTTATAGTTGAAGGAGTAGCATGTCGTGATGCCGAGCAGCTTATGAGATTGGCTGAGATCCGCCTTGATCTCTTCAGGGTTGCGATGGTATCGTGTCTCATCGCATGTGTTCAGGACGGCAACGGCGACGCAGTCCCCGTTTTTTACAGCATCATAGATAAATCCGCCAGCACCGAGAACTTCATCATCTGGATGAGCAACAACAAAGAGATGCCTCATGCTGGAATCTCCCCCGCTTTCATCAGAAGCTCCTTCATTTCCTTGATGTCGAGTCTGCGAGCGATATCGCTTGAATACGGATTCACAGACTTGACTTTCAGGTCAGGAAGATGTGTGTACGCATCATAGTTCAGACCTCTCTTGTCGGGAGGAATGATAAAGTACTCTCCGTTATCGACTGCAACGGCCATCTCCTCGGCAGTTGCCAACGTCTCATGCATTTTTTCGCCGTGTCGATTTCCAATAATGTCAATGTCGGCATCGGCATTGTGAAGTTCGATCATCGCACGAGCAAGCGTTCCGATTGTGGCCGCAGGAGCTTTCTTGATCCAGAGCTCACCTTGACGGCCATCTGCAAATGCCTTGAGAACAAGCTCAACCGCATCTTCAATGGTCATCATAAAACGTGTCATAAGAGGATCTGTAACAGTCAGATTCTTTCCGTCCTGAATCTGTTTTGAAAAAAGAGGGATGACAGAGCCTCTTGACCTCATAACGTTTCCGTAGCGGGTTCTGCAGATGATAGTCTCATCCTGGTACATACCCTTGCTTACAGCAACCTTTTCCATGAGCGCCTTGCTGATACCCATGGCGTTGATTGGATATGCAGCCTTATCAGTGCTAAGGACAACAACTTTTCGCACCTTCGCCCGGATTGCGGCATCGAGAACATTCCCGGTTCCAATCACATTGGTCTTGGCTGCTTCCAGCGGGTAGAACTCGCACGACGGGACCTGCTTCAGTGCTGCGGCGTGAAAAACATAGTCAACGCCACTTACAGCCTGCTCAAGTGTGCCAGGATCTCTGACATCTCCGATGATATACCGAATTCTGTCAGTCTGATACTTCCGGCGCATGTTGTCCTGCTTCAGCTCATCACGAGAAAACACTCGGATTTCTTCCGCATCGGTTTTCAGTGCTCTGGTAACGAAAGCATTGCCAAAGGTTCCGGTTCCTCCGGTGACGAGAATTTTCTTTCCTTCAAACATCAAACTCTACCTTCCTTTTTCTTTGCGATAGTGTCCTTGATAATGGAAATCACTCGCATCTGGTCTTCCTCGCTCATGTTTTCATCGCTAGGAAGGCAGAGAGACCGATTGAAGAACTCCTCGGAAACAGACATTCCGCTGCGCATTGAAACGAAATCGCATCCTTCGAAAACCGGCTGATCGTGGAGAGGTGTCCAAACTCGTCTGGCTTGAATATCGTTCTTGTCAAGGAATTTGATAATGTCTTTGACAAGCGCTCCCGTATCGTCATCCGTAACAAGGATAGAAAGCCAGTAGTTGGAGGTTCTGTCCGCCGGGACCTTCAGGATGTAGCATCCTTCAAAATCATCGAGCGCATCGATATAGCAATCGTTGATTTTTTTCTTAATTGCTATCTTATCACGGAGAATCTCAAGCTGCCCGCATAGAATGGCTGCAGTGATATTGCTCATCCTATAGTTATATCCAATTTCATTGTGGATGTATACGGACGGATCTCCGCTTTTCGCCTGCGTAGAGAGGTTGACGATGTGCTTTTTTTCATCAGAGCTCGAGCAGATGACCATTCCGCCCATAGAGCCGGTAACAATTTTATTCCCGTTAAATGAAAATGCACCGAAGTCACCGTTTGCGCCGGCGTACATTCCACGGACTGTGGAACCCATGACTTCTGCAGCATCTTCAATCACAGTGACACCGTGTTTTTTGCAGATTTCGATGTTCCTATAATCAGAGGGGATTCCATAGATGTGAGAAATGATAGCGGCTTTTGGATGGAACTCCATGATTGCCTTTTCAAGAGCGGCAGGGTCAATGTTGAAGGTCTCGGGTTCAGAATCGACAAATACAACTTTTGCCCCCTGATAAATAGCAGGGTTCACGGATGCAGTGAACGTCATATCAGACGCTACAACAACGTCACCAGATTTAATCCCAGCCTCAATAACGGCAAGATGCAGTGCGGCTGTACCGCTGGATACTGCAGCGCAGGGCTTATTGATAATCCCTTCAACGATTTCCTCGGCCTTATTGACAAACGGTCCGAGCGGAGCAATCCAGTTGGAATCAAGGGCTTCTTGAACGTACTTCCGCTCATTTCCAAAAAGATGAGGTGATGCAAGAAAAACTTTACTCATTATCTCCAACCTCCTCATCTTCCTTGTACGAAATCTGACCAGCAATTCGGTCATACCAAACAGCACGAGCTGCAATCTTCCGTTTGCTTCCAGGGACTTTTATAATCTTTCCTTCAAGATCGAGTTTCCGGAGCAAGTCGTTGTAGTCGAGCTCATTCTTACAAGCAATCAGAACATAATCGTACTTCTCATAATGGATGGGCTCCATTTCTTTGATGTTGCGTTCTTCGATAGGCTTGGCAGGTTTCTCAAGGTCAAGCTTGAAGCTGTCCATGAGGTCGGCAGTCCAGTCTCCGAGTTCGTCCAAGTCCCATTCGCCAGCATGACTGTTGAGCTTAATGTTGACGTATTTCAGCTCTGCGGTTGTATAGCCGACAAGCATTTTGCAATCAACTACAATGTCAGGGTTCTTCTTTTTGAGAATAGTGACTCGCTGATTGCCGCCAATGACCTGATTCTCTTCATTGATGACGATGATGTCAAAGTCGCCATATTTTTCAAGAGATTCTTCAAGGTCGTCCCTTTTCTGCTTCTTGATCTTCCTGGGGTTTCCGAAATCGAGTCTCAAATCCCCAACTTTTCGTTGAACGATTTCAATATGTTTGCCCATGATCCTGCCTCCAATTGTTTCCTTGTTTGATAATCATTCGATATGGCCGAGGGTGCAGGACTCGAACCTGCGACAGCTTGAAAGCACTGGCGGAGTCAAATTCCGCTGCCTTACCAACTTGGCGAACCCTCGATATGCCGTGGCTACCACGGCGATGGTTCACTTTTCTGTCTGGTCGTCCTCCGGCCAGTAGGTGTAGATGTCATCAAAGATGACAGGAATCTTTTTCTGAAGTTCTTTAAGCAGCGGGCACATGAGCTCTCGCATCTGAGGATGTGCAGCAACAGGAGTGCGCAATTTGAAAATGTTCCGCCACTCTCTAAGGTTTGCCGTAACCACAATCTCAGTTTTCAGGCACAGGGGCAGCACGCAACGAGCCTGCTCCGGACGGAAGCCGTGCTCAAGCAGTTGCATATACTGCTTCTCGACAGCATACATGGATTCAGTCCAAGCAATACGAGTCGGTTCATCTGCATTTTTGATAAACGTAGGCATGATGACCTGAATTTCACTACCGAACTTATCCTTGGAGTAGTTGCAGTAGCGAGTCGATTCTTGAGCAAAACTGGCGATGCGATGCCGCGCCATCTCATTTGCAACGCCACGATCACAAGTGAACAGGACGGACAGCTGAGAATGCTCCAGCATAGCCTCATGCCCCTGTTTCACCAGAAAGCCCACCAGCTTCTTAGCCGATGAACCATCCGGAACGATCTTGTCCTCGCTCTTGTAGCAGACACGGGCCACACGTTCAATCTGCTGCAGTTCCTTGACTCCGCTTTTGGAAATATCGGTCAGGATTTCATACTTCGGCTCAACGATTTTCATGTCAGCATCCTCTTTCTTTTTAATGGCGCAGCCTATAGGATTCGAACCCATGTGCGTTGTTGTCAACGCCTAGTGGTTTTCAAGACCACCCTCTTCGACCGCTTGAGTAAGACTGCATAATAAAAGCGGGGCCGTTTTGATAAACGACTCCGCTGAATGCCTACTATGTGTCTCCACACCCCGTATGTTGCGCACCATCCGTGGTCTATTGATACTTTCGGGCTTGGTGTGGCCGGAATCGAACCGGCGACTTGGCTTCGGCATTCGACCGCTCGCTTGCTCTACCTTTTCTGAGCTACACACCCTTATATAAGCAGAAGATTACCAGTGTATCAGCAGCAGGGGTAATGATAATCTTCTGCATCCGCTTACATCAATTTGTACGCATCTACTATACAACATGAAACCCGGGTTACTGGCCGGCCCCTAACGCGTATTCAACCGCCGCCCCCAGTCTCTGCCTGTGCAGAACGGTTGATACGATTGGAATGAATGCCTTTGCCTTTTGCCGAGATCGATCGCACCCTCGGACAGATGAGACGGGCGTATACAAGGTCGGAACCTTTCACATATTGAAGCTCCAGCAATGCACTCACTCCTCTCGTGGGAATCCCCGGGGTCGAACCGGGATGCCGACCAGATCGGCACGTTCCAGATCACACGATTCCCATATTAAATGCCAAGCTTATCGTACTCCCGCTCCGCTTTGACGGAGAGCCCAGCGTGGGAGGAAAGGCAGTTCATAAATGGCCTGCATCAAGCAGGTGGAGCGGCCAACGGGGCTTGAACCCGCAACACTCGGATTGGAAATCCGATGCTCTACCAATTGAACTATAGCCGCAAATACGCTCCGGACCCTTGAGTCGGGAGCATAAGCCGAACCGGAGCCTGCTGCACCGGTGCGCTGCCAAGATGAATTCGTTCTCTTGTCTTCTCTTGACAGGATACAGGATACCACAGGTTCATTATGATATACAATGTGTAATTATGCGATTATATGACTTTTTATGCAAATTTTTGGAAATGTTCCAGTTTTACTTCTTTACATGAATCTTTTCTTTATACATCTGGATAACGTCATCAGCAGTTAAGAATCCACTAACGCCATTGTTTCCAAGAAGCCACCAGCCCTTGGCTTCGAGCAGACCTTTAGGACCACCATACGAATACTTGTGACAAATCACATCGAACATGTATTTTCGTCTGCTGTTAAGCACGGTGATTTGAAAACCGTCATATAGGGACCATTTCTCGTATGGGATATCCATGCCATTCAGCAATGTCTCGAATTTTTCAATTTCCGTCATACGGCACATCCTCCATTCTGAATCCACACATCGGGCAAAATGGCGTTTTGAGGCCGCACGGGTTCATCTCTTCACATTCAGGGTTTGAGCAGCGGGTTGCTGGTACGCACCAAAAGCCGTTTTTTCCGGCACTGCTTACATAGGAGCCGGGTATTTCTTCCCAGTGCGCCACAGGACGCAGTGTTTCCGGGTCGATGGTGGGTGCCTCGCTCACCATATCTGCGCAACATTCAGCGGTGCTTTCGCACTCGTTTGTGGTTTCACGTCCAATATACCGGGCGTATTCTCGCATTTCTTTTTCAAGATGGGTTGCATCAATCAGGCGTTTCTCATCATAATTGCACTTCGGTCCACACATTGTCCGTTTCCCCCTTCTTGTACTCGTACTCATCTATCGGTAACGGCAAATCCTCAGCTTTTGTGCCCGCATTTTTCATCTTAGCTCCGCACCCGCCGCAAAAAGCATCCGTAAGGCAGGAAATGTGATGGCACAACTTGCAGCGGAAGTGTTCGCAGCTAAATCGGTGAGGGTTCAGCTCCCACTCAGACACAGGCCGCAGGCTTTCGGGGTCAATGGTGGAGAGGCTTTCGAGATCCGTAAGCTCACCTGCAACATCTTCGCAGAACAGGGTGTCAGCATCTTTTCCTTTCGCTTCTTCCTCTGCAAGGTCTTTTTTCAAGATGTTTTCCAGCTCGCCAACATCAGCCAGCCGGACAATCTTCTTTTTCTCAGCCATGTGTCAAGTCCTCCTTTGCAGGCGCAGGCATCTCAGTCCACGCAATTATGCGGCCTTTAATGCTTTCGTAGGATGTTACCCATTCCCCATCTGTCGTGTGTGAGGTGGTTGTATATCGTGCCTTGTCAGGAAATTCGACTGTTACGAGCACTTCATCTGATACGGTTTCAAACATTCCGAACAGCCACCGCTCGGTGCCCTTTAGCTTGGCAAACATTGATTCATGTTCGGGAGGCTTTCCAGTGTGCCAGTTCAGGCATTTTGCAGGGTCAACAGTGGGCGCATTCTGAATCATCTCTGCAATAACATCAGCCGTGCCGCTATGGTGGCCCAATGAAGAGCCGTTCGATAGTCCCATAGGGACTACTCTATTAAGAAGTTCTGCACGATCAATCAAATTTTCCATGTCCATTCATTTTTTCTCCTCAATCTTTTTTGATGCCAATGAAATCACACACTCCAATAGTCTTGGCATTGCACCTATGCAAAAGAGTATGCCCACGGCTACTCCATTCAGCTGGGTAACCATAAGTAATCCTGTCGCTCTTGTCCTCAAAAAAATTATCGAACAACTAGTTTGAAAACTTCCGGGGTTTTCGTTTGTCATCCAGGCGCTCGGTAAGAACCTTCCCACATACCCGGCATCGATACAGTTCGTTTCGCATAGTCATCCCTCCACTTTTGAAAAACGGTACTTTTCCTTGTTTTCGGGGTACTTCTCGTGATCTACTTCACTCATAAACATATCGAGCGGTCGGTCCCACACCACACCATCTGGAGCCCGGTAGATGACACTGAAGGAATCCGGACTTTCAGTACAGCGGCTCACAGCCAGAATCTCGATAATTTTGCCGATCTTAAAATGCTTCCATCGTTCCCCGGGCTGAGGGATGGGGCGGTCATACGATACGGTGCTCTTCTGATTTTGGAAATGCTTCTCGCAGTATGACAGGTCGCAGTTCTTGGCAGACAGGTCGTCCAGATCCTTTTCTGACAATGCAGCCTCTTCTACATGAACATGGTGCAGACAGTAGAATGACTGATCGTCGGCCCAGTCTGCAAGACTATCTTTCACCCGATCTTTTGTGTACGGATCAACCGAATCGACTGCATACCCAGAAAATTTGAAAATCTTCGCCTCGTTCATTTTTGTTCCTCCTAATTACATTCCAAGCCATACGCCGTATTTATCGCAAAGCCCATAAAACAAATCCAAATATTCGTTCACAGTCCCCTCCCACGCAATGTATGGCGTAGCATACGGTATTGATTTAACATCATGTTGGATTGCATACCTAAGTTCTTTGAATTCAATCACGTCCTTCCACGTCCCAGGAGCTTTAGAGACAATATCATTGATACAGGAACATATCCCTTCAAGGATCTGCTTGCAGCTGTCGATTGTTTTCTCGTCTCTAATAATCTGTTTACGGACATCCATAAAGTTTGCGCAGGTAATTTTCCAGCGTCTCATAGCTTTTCTCCATAAAACTTAGTTTTTATCTGTTAAGCAGTTCTTTGATGTAAAGCGTCTTAAAATTTTTCAGATTGGGATGTTTGCTTCGAGCCATCTTTTCTGCCTGTTCTTCAACACTCAAAATACTTTCCAAGTTATCATATACATCAACAATATAGCGCATATACTCACGTTCGTGCTTATCATTCCAACCTTCAAAAAGAGCAACGAACTTTTTCATAATGTATCTTATCTCCCATTAAATCTTAGTTTTTATCAACTCCGGCAACCTCTCTCAGAGCCAGAATGCCCATAGAGCACGCTTCATACTTTTCTACATCATTCGGATCGAAGAGATTGCACCCAGCCCGGATGTCAGAAAGGGTATGAATTGCATCCCAGATTTCCTTTTCAGTGTGGTTCCCGGTAACTTTCATCATAATGAAAAACCTCCTAAATCTCAGCTTTTATCGACTAAGTCATTCTTTAATACACAGCGTTTCAAATTTACACAGGGGTTCTTTTATTCCCAAAGTACAGATTTGGCTTTTATGTCAAATAAGTCTTGCGGATGGAATACAAGGCTCTTATCAAGCTCAACTATGCCAACGATGGAGAATTTTCCGGGGACTTCTCGCTCGATTTTAGCCTTTGCTTCATCCTTGTCATTCGCAAACAACACGAACGGAGTTTGAAAGTGTCTGCATTTTTCGTCATCATCGTACTGGATTTTGACCCAATAAAAGTTTTCGTCCCCTACTTCTTTCTGTGTTAAGTATTTTTTTACACTTGAGACATCGTAAGTGCAATACCCGATACACTGCGGGTTTCCGTATTTCTCCATAAAATTGTCGTTCCCAATACGAGTTGCCAAAACCATGTGAACGTCTTTCCAACCAACACGGTCATCATTGACCGGCTTATCGTCCATAACAATATCATCAGGGTCTATCACTTTATTGCCAACCGCCAAATTCCAATTATTTGCAATATAATGTGTCATCTGATACCAGTTGTCAAATGTTTTTACTTCTTTCATGGCATCTTCCAAAGAACCACGATGAGGTCTATAAACAATCATACGTCAATCCTCCTAGAACTCAGCTTTTATCGTTATTTTACATACACGATAAAATATACCTTGTCCATTTGGTGCTCAACCCGCAGAACTTCGTACTTGTCAGCATCTTCCTTCGAAATCTTTGAAACACTATTGTAAATCAAATGCTGTCCATAAATGCCATGACCTTCATTTGCGACAAGTACCACTTCATCTTTACTCATAACAGATAACAGCTCGGCCAACTTCATATTAAATCCTCCTAAGTCTTAGCTTTTATTAAGCATTGTGGTCTTTTCATTCCAATATCCTGCGGCCTCTTCAGCGGAATCGAAAAACAACCCGCCAAGTGCTTCTTCTTGGTCATCACAGCGAAGAATGCAGCTCATCCATTCTTCGTGATGTAAGGCATACAATGCCATGCCGTAATCCGGGTCTTTCTCAAAATCACATCCGAGCGAACCTTTCCACTTTTCGTCAACATTGTACACGCTAATGGAAACCGCTTCATGCCCACAAAATGGGCACTTATTCAATTTAACCATCCTACGATCTCCTTAAATCTTAACTTTTATCGTTAATCCTCCAGTCCAATTTCTGACCACATTGTCCGCAATAGTGATCATATTGCCCAATTAACGTTGTATTACACTTTGGGCATCTGTAGTTTTCATATTTGGGATCGATTACGACTTTCTTGCTCTCGGTTCGATTGAAGTAATCACTCAGAACATCACTTATCATTGCTTTTTCAGACCAGTATGCATCTCCATATTTGATACTTTTCGTTAAGCGCTGATATGCACTAAGGATTTCACCTTTTGCATACTTCATATCAGTCCTCCTAAACCTTAGTTTTTATCAGATTGTGTTGCTTCACGAACTCTAATTCCGCGCGCAAACTCAAGATTTAAGAGCGGAACATTCTTTGCAAGCTCGTATGCCTGATCTTCATTTTCTGCTTCGAGATCAACGCATGTAATCAATTGGATGTCAACATGATATTTCATATCCGTCCTCCTTAAATCTCAGCTTTTATTAGAGAGGCATCGCAACAAATTGTTTTGTTACATTATTGCGAGCAACAATAGAATTAGCATTTTCGTCAAAAAAAACACTCCACTCAGGATGTTGCCCAGAAATATATTTAACGGGCTCATCGCGATATAAAAGACATTGCAACATACTTTTAAAATCTGTCGCATTATTAAATACTTTTGTTTCCATAGTTAGGCCTCCTGGAACTCAACTTTTATCAACTCGTTTATTCCAAGCATTTACTGCATCCAAAAGCGTATTATTATCTGGCGTTCCACAATTAACAAGATTATCATAATACGATTTTGTTCTCAGTCCACAATAATCACATACGACTTGCGCTCTCAATTTAAAAAGCGTTGCTGGCCCGCCACAACATGGGCACGATTTCAAATTATCCATCTTACAATCTCCTTAAATCTCAGCTTTTATCTGGGACACGCAGTTCTTTTGCCAGCTTATCCAGTTGCGCTGCGAGTTCCCATTCATTGACCGTAATTGGAAATCGTTCATTGCCAGCAGAAGCATTATCTTTCAAAAAGTTTGACACTGCAATCGCATAAGCGGAAAGATCATATCTGTTCATATTCATTCATCCTAAATCTTAACTTTTATCAGGCCCGATGATATCCAGGAGCCTTTCAAGCGCAGAGATTGCTCCCTGCCGACGGTACTCATCACAGTCCTCGTATGTTATTTGAGCCTCGTACTCTAAAAGCAGGCTAGTTATAACTCTTCTGTTAATCATGGTGACGCTCATTTGGTAATGCCTCCTTATAGGGATTTCTCCGCTCTATTTCATTGCATACGGCCAGATGAAACATTGCCCACGTTTCGTAGTCAATTCTGTTGCCAAAATCAAAACCGCTTCGTTGGCGCTCGTTGTAGTCGCTCTTGAAACATTCAAGCGTCCGATCATTCAGCTTCGGAAGCAACGGCGTGATATAGTCAACTATCACTTTCGGCATGTAGGAACGCCGACCAAAACAGTACATTACAGCACAATTGCACAATGCGCCGAAATCGTCATCAGTCGGATCAATATGATAATCCTTTTTCTCCGGAGTGGTCATTTATTATCTCCATCCTTTTTCTTGAAAAACCTGCAATACTCAGGCGGATGGTCAAACGTCCGTTCATTTGAAACATCACAGGTGTACCTGTAATAGATGCTGTTCTTGGGCCACTTGTGGTACAGATGTTCGCAGCGATCACAAAGCGAAGCCTTCTCTTTGAAAATATATCGCCATACGAGAACCGTTACAGAGCTGCCAACTGCAATCTGTACAAGGTACAACACCGACTTGATAACATCAAGGTCAACAATCTTGCTCATTTTGCGCTCCATTCTTTACAGCTGTAATCTTCACCGACGAAATCTGCAACATGCTCAGACTTGTAATAGCAGCACACCCCTTCATACTCTGCGTAATGCTTACAGTTCCTGCAAATATGAGTTGTTTCAGGGATCTGAACAGTACACTGTTCACACGTCCCAGTACAGAATACCACATCATCGGCTCCAAGATGCGAATTGATAATCAGGCTGTTCTTTCCGTTACATGTAAACGTCATTTTCTATATCCTTTCAAGCCAATAAAGGCAATATGTAAGTCCTCTGTAAACACCATCATAGTATCCGTGGTAGTTCCCTTGCTTTTCCAGAATATATCTGGACGTGACACCGGAAAGCTCTTTTCTTATTGCGTTCTGGCAGTTATTAAGCTTCTCCCGGTACATCTTGCCCTGTTTATAGGCTCCAAAAACACCACCGAAGTAAAACGCCGCTGCACAAACAATGCACAGAATGAGAAACCATTCACCGTCTGACATTCACCTTCACAACCTTTCTTGCGCACATCCGAAATTCATCGGTAGGTTCCCAGTCATCCACAACGACTTCAAGGTACTTTTCGCACAAAAAGCAGCCGTCGCCAATATACTGGCAAAAGCTACATTTCCCGGGGTCGCAGGTCTTACTCGCTTTATTCATCGATTCATTCTCCATTATTATTTGTCCAGTTTCTGGAATGAAACCATAATCGTGTGTTCGTATTCATCCCGGCTGTTTTTCTCGAAAAAGAATTCCGTCGCAGCCCTTTCAAGTTTATTGATGTCTTCAACATCTTTGATTTTTTCATTTGGATACTCAATCACCATTGTTGTAAGGCAATTGCCACCAGTTAAGAAACCGGAGCGCTGCGCTGAAAGGCAAACGAAATATTTCATGGCGCTCACACCTTTCTCAATTCAGCAAACGAGCAAGTGAACATTTTCCCCGAACTATGTCCAATCTTGAATTTCACGCAAGCTGACTTTTCTTCAATGTCTACCCTTGTGACCTCTCCGGTTGCATTGAGGATTTTTGAAAACACCTTATCGCCAACCTTGAATGAACGGGGCTCTCTGGACTTACATCTTCTTTGTTCTCGGTATTTCTCCGTTTTCCCAAGTTTTTTCAGAAGTTCGTTATTTTCCTCTTTCAGTCGCTCGTTGTCTTCGGCAAGGATACGGATAGGAGATTCAAGTCTATCCTCATAAGTGAGGACATCCCAGAGTGGTGTATTTTTGAGGTGCTTGACAAGGGTAAAGTAGTCATCGAGTACTTCCCTGACCTCTTGTGCGCAGGATGTACCTAGGGTATCGGTATCCTGTATCTGGCAGGTGATAACATCAAGTGCAGTGTAGGCATCTGCAATGGAGTGTTCTTTCATGCTCTGACCTCCGAAATGTACTCTAAGACATCCTCAACTGTGTGGCATCCTTTGGAGCAGAGTGCTTTGACAATCTCTATCAGAGCGGTACAAGCATCCACATCATCCTTCCAGATGGCATTGTCGTCATCAATCTTGCCAGGGTCATCAGGGAGAAACGCTTGGCTGTTGTCTTTGATGCTCTCAATTTGAAAAAGAAGGTCTTTCAATTTCATTTCGCTGAGTTCGTTCATGCTTGACTCCTTTCGATCTGAAGTTTCCATTCGTACATTGCTGCGCTGATTTTCAGCGCACAGTTCTCGCAAATCTCGATACCGTATCGTGCAAGGTCAACATTGTCGAATGGAAATCCGTAGTTCAGCTTTCCGAATCGGTATTCTTCTGTCTCAAGACCAAGGAAATCCATTCTGACGGCCTTCGGGATATCCCGGCCACATAGGTCACATACGACACGCTCAATTCTCATTCGATGTCGCCCTCCCCATTGAGTTCTTCCAGGCTCCAGACCCATGTGCTGATAATATCATTACGCTCATTGATGGGATTGGACGGCCAGGTCGAGCAGAACATCTCCTTTCTCTCGGAATCATATCCAATCTCACCAATCAGCCGATCTTCTCCAACGTTGTTCTTGACCCAGAGATCAAAACCACAGTCAGTTTTCTCAACATACAGTTCTCCTGCAGGGGTCTTGAAGCTATTGCTCTTTTTCATATCGGACACCTCTCTTATATTTTCCATTCCGTGCTTATCGGAACGGATTCTCTTCCTTTACAAAACCATCGACCGAGGCGACTGCGACCCGTTTCTTGTCGGAATCCCATACCTCAAACCAGTCAAACTCATCTCCATCCGAGCATTTGGGCTTGAGCTGGTGGACGAGATACATGGAGTACGCTCTTGCTTTTGAAAATACGGAAAAATCCGAGAAGTGAGTATAACAATCAGCATCCTTGTCATACCCAAGAACCGTGAAGTAGTTAGACATGTTTCGGATCACCCCTCTGCTTTCTTGATGCCATACTTTTTCTTCAGAAATTTCCGGTAGTTGTCAATTGCATCCTTCGCCTCCCGGAGCGTACAGTCGTGTTTTTCGCGGTATTTCCGCCAAGCGTGTGTCACTTCACCGTATTCGCAAAGCTCCTGCCACGACCGAGTATCAGGAACAGCCGGCCATTCGCCGGCCTCGATGAGAATACCATTCTCAACAAGGACATGAAGCCCATCCTCTCCGATAACATTCGCCATGCGCTCCGTGTCTGCCTCGCTAATGAACATTCCCGTTTCTCCAGACCGGAATTTGGGAGATGCGCATACCGGATAGAACAAACAGGTCTCATCCTTTTTCGTAATAAACTCATAGAACATAATGAAAACCTCCTTCGAGACGTGAACTAAGTCTTGTCGTTGGAAACAACCAAAATCCAAATCGGATATGCCGGATTCGAACCGGCGGCTCCCCGCTCCCAAAGCGGGTGCGCTACCATCTGCGCTAATATCCGATAAAGCCGGGACGTTCCCGGCATGGGCTGTCACTTCACCACCAAATAGGCAAGCGAGGATAAGGGTACTCCGGTTTTCTCGGTGGCTTTCCGTTCATAAGTTGTTCCTCCTTTTTTATTGATAAACAGCTATTATGATGTCCGCACGAGTCCTGCAGCAACACTAAGTTTAATTCCGATGGTTCCAAACTCAGAGCAGTCAGGGGCATCGTAGTTGACTGTGTAGGAGAAGGCATACCCATCCTTTAGGTCATCCCGGTCGAGTTCCCATTCCTCAACGTCATCACCAACGAACAGATAGCTGTCCATCATCCCAATGCTGGTGTAGGAGCGAACCACCGTATAAACGAGGCAGTCATGCTCCTCCTCAAATTTCCGCAGAGCTTCAAGCTCTTCACCCTCAACCCAGTAGTAGGCTCCGAAGGGCGGTTCACTGCGACTGACATATCCAGCCTCAAACTGCTTGATAGTTTCAGGGAAGATGCCAAGCATCTTCATGCGGCGGATGGCTTCGGTCTTTTTCTCTTCAATGCTGATGTTCATGTTTATCCTCCAATTGTTGTGCTTTATCAATTGCGTCGAGCATTTTTATGGTGTCCCTCAGACTGACCAGGATAGTTCTGAGGCTGACAAGCTCTTCTGCATAAAAAGAAATCAGAGAAGCATCATCGACCGGGTTGCCTGCAATCCGCTCTCTAAGTTTTTTGATAACATTAGACATCAGATTTTCACAGTCTCGGATTCTGCACTCTGTGGATTCTCTGAAAGCTCTGATCTCCTCATCGATCATTGCAAAATCACCCCTCTTCAAGAATAGCGTTGAGCATGTTGAGCACATCCTTCTGCTCACTAAGCTCCGCCTTGATCTGAACGAGCTTATCTGCATCACTCGCAATTGAATCAGCGAAAACGATTGGGTCGCTTTTTGCATTGGTCTCGATGCTTCTTGCAAGCCGCCGAACCTCGCCTTCATTGGCCCGGATTCTTGCTTCCATAATATCTCGGAATGCTTCTGCTCTCTTCATTTTACTGCCTCCTTTATTTGTGGTTGGCTACCACGACCCCCCATTTTATTGGGAGGTTTCGGCCTGAGCCACTAGGCCATCATCAGGTGGTTTTGGTAAATGCTTATCTCTGACTGGAATAGTACTTCAACCACCGCTCCATTTCATTTGCTTGGTTGTTGAAACCAAAAAGCCGGAACCAATCCATCCACTCTTTGTATTCCTTCTGGATTTCTGGAACCTCAAAATAGACTCCACTATCCATAAGGTCTCCATAATCTCCAATGATGATGTTGGCCACATATTCATTCCCTGTAAGAATTTCTGCTTTTGCGCAGGGAATAAGGAGCGTCTGTATTTCCTGAAACTTGGAGTCCTCAGAATTGTATTGATTGCGCTTGGAGATGAGTTCACGATAAGTTTCCATAATAAAATGCCTCCAGATTTTTTGATGATGTTGAAATGTGATTTTGTAGTGTAGATAACTACAACTTTATCGTAACACACCTACCTAGCGTGTTAAGTTTTTAACGTTTCTACGACTGTTATTTTTTCATATTGAAAAAGGCATCATATTCAATCTTAATGCGACCGCCTTTTTGGAGGTCATGCTTTGCGAGGATTTCTTCTCGAGCTTCCTCAATTGTGAGTTCGGGAGTAGCAATATTGCCACAAAAGAGCGCCTTGCGATCCCAGGTATAGATGGTATATTCCCATCCCTCATCGCAAGAGTGGATGGAAACGTATCGAGCATCAAGGGCAAATCTCCAGACGGCCTTATCGTCATTCGTGAGAAGTTCCGGATACACGGATGCGTCTTGGTATATTTGGCGAAACTCCCAAACATGAAGAGGCCAACCGACTCCTCCTAGTGTTAAGTGGCTGTCATCAACATATTTCACGGTCGATGTGAATGTATAACCATCCGGGAAGTCTATCTGAAGTATGCCACCATCAGGAACCATGTACAGATCATCGTGGTGGCTATTGATAATCCGGACATCATTGGTTGGAAGGGTCTTGTCGCCCCAAATCATTCTCTTGTGAACGCCAGATTCAGGGAACTGGTCGAGGATGCTTATGCCTTCACGCTGAAGAGATGTAATCTCGCCATCGAAAATCTCGTACAGATACCAGTTGCGAGCTGTCTCCATCTTGTATTTTCCATCAGGCCGGAGATTCTTATAAAGAATCAAGCCATTCTCGACCTGCTTTTTTGAGACAAGGTCATAGGTTGCATATCCGACATCTTGGCCTGCTTCCCGTAAATGCAAGAAGCGGCTCCCGTTGATAAGGAAAACCGCTTCTTTTGCTCCAGTATTTTCAACCATATCATAACCTCCATACTCTTGCTTAGGCATTGCCTTTATGATAATATAGAGATGGACGGATGCCGACCATACGACATCCTCCATCGGATTTCAGGTTCCCTCCTACTTGCTACGGTGTGGGGAACCTGATTTTTTTGCAATTCAAACGATTTCAACCCCGAGCTTCTTTGCGGCCTCGAAAAGAACAGGCTCAAAGTTTTCGCCTTCTGCAGCTTGCCATTCATTCCACAGTCCGGCAGCATCGCAAAGCATTCCACACAGCTCAGGATTCCAAGTAGACTCTCTCTTGATTTCAGCAGCAAGTTCCTTTACATCAATCATTTTTGTTTCTCCTTTTTTCGGTGGTATGTAGTTTTTTGTAACTTTATCGTACCACACCTACCAGCCATGTCAATATTAAATTTCGAACTATCGTTATTTTTGAAAAAAGATCACTGCTGAACTTCCCCATCTTCTTCTATCATGGCAAAATGCAGAAGGGCTGCACCGTGTACCTTGAAGGTTCTGCGCAAGTATGTGTCCTGCTTTCTCTCATAGTCATCTTTCATGCCAAACATAATCTTGGCAACTTCACTCCAGCTGTTGCAGTCAAGATAGCGGATACAGATAACCTCTTTCTCATCTGGAACGGGGAGCTTTTCGAGTATGCTCTCAATGGCTTTCTGCTCTGTCTTCTGTTCTCTCACCGCAGCATCGATTGCATTTTGCAGTTCTTCCTTCCGCTCAAGGTCACGGGCCATTTTGTCTCCGCTCATGCCAGGAGCTTTTGGCATATCAGACATCCCCGGAGAACCAACACTCTTCATTTTGGAATCCAAAGTTTCAAGACGTTCGATCTTGATATCGATTTCACGTTCTTTATCACGGTATGCGTTGAGCCGATTCTTCACGGCATCAACGTCATACCGTTTTTCTTTTGCACTCTTCTCCGGGGTTTTCACTTTGCCTTCCTCCTACATCATCATCACTTAATCCTTATACTGGCAATGGAATGAAAATGCTTCCAAAGGTAAAGCATTACTTATTCCCAGTGCTTCCGAAACCGCCCCTGTCAGGATTCCCGAGGTCATCAACGGGAATGAAGGATAGTTTTTCAGTCTGATCTACCAAGCGGAACTGACACAGGCGAGTTCCCTTCGGAATCTTAGTGTGCCGGATGGCAACCGCCGGGAAGCCCCAGATGTCATTGTTGCCGCAATAGCTGTTCTCGATGACACCAATGCTGTTCGCCATGATGACACCGTGATTCTTACAGGCGGATGAGCGAGGAACCATGATGGCATACTTGCCAGCCGGAAGCTGCATGGAAACGCCGAGCGAGATAATCTTGAACTCAAGCGGCTCAAGCTCTACATCCTCTGCGGTATAGAGATCTACCCACTCGCCATAGGCAACAGGGACCGGATTTCCGTGTGTATTGATAATGATATCCATAAAGCTCTCCTTACTCTCCAATCTTCATAGCAAACGACACAATCGGTTTTGAAACGTAGTAGTTAAGGGCACATGCTACCTCAACGGCCTCTTTAGGGCTCCTGTCAAGGTACAGAGCCGCTGTTGCAAAATACATGCCAGCACCAATCGCCACATAGTCCTTAACCTGATTCACGAACGTTTCCTGCACTTCAAACAACTTTCCATGATAGGCGATGATGTAATCGTTCTCCATGTTGGGCTCGCCGCCAAAATCTTTTTTCCACTTCATAAATTCCACAACAAATGTCAGGACATCCCGCTCGGTTGCGGATTCCGGCTTGTGTGTCTTTGCGAACTGCCACATCAGTGTAGTCTCTCGGCAAAAGCCGCAAGCTCCGATAATCATGTCATTGATGGCTTCAATTTTTGAAAATGTGCCCGTTCTCTTCATTTCTCCACTGATCGAGATTGAATCTGCGGCAATCTCGATGTGGTCATCATAGACTCTTGCTGCTACAACGCTCATTGCTTACAATCCCCCTTTAACCGTTTAGCCGTCTCTTCCATAAGGCTGATAAAAGAAGCTTCGGGCCAGCCCATCACATTGCCATCGATATGGTAGCCATGTGCAGTATCAGCAAGTTCCAGCAAAATATCAGAGATCTCATTTGTGCTGGCTTCTTCAAAGGATACCGTGTGGTATTCTCGCTCGTGCTGTTCACATTCACGCTCAGTGTAGAACTCTTTCCCGCAATATTCGCAGACATAGATTGTGTTCTTGACCATTTATGCCGTCCCCTTTACAGTTTGTTGATATTGGTAATGCTCTGACCTTTTGCCCGGGAGTATTCATGCCGCATCAATCCGCTGATTTTGTAGGCATCAAGTTCCTTTTCTGACTCAGCGATGAGCTTCTTGTACTCTTCTTCTCCGAGCCGCTCCTTCACAAAATTTTTGAATATTTGATACTGCGCTTGGTTCAGCTGCTGATCCGCAGCCTTTCGGATTGCTTTTAGTTCAGCCAGCTGTTCCTGCTTCTCAGCGAGCTCCTTCTTGGTTCTGAGCCGCCATTCTGTTCTTGCTTTCTGTTCTGAGCGAGACAAAAGCTTGTGATTGGCAAGCTGACGGACGAGGTCTTGGATTTCATGGCCAAGCCTTTCGATGTTCCGGTCATAATAGCCGTTATTGTATCCGAACTCATGCCCGCATTTGGGACATCTCAGCTGCTTCATTAGGCTTTTTCCTCCAATTCGGGCCCTTCAGGCCAGTACATCCAGTGGGTGACAGTGTGAAGCGGCCTGTCACACGACGACAAATACCAACAGTCGCCGGAATAATATGCTCCATACCGACCACCATTGCTGCAGCGAACCGCAACATCCAGGCTTCTGGTTCTGTTCTTAAAGGACGAAATTGGCAAGCCATCCTCTACTTTGTGCCAGGTTCTATCATCCTTTTCAACCAAAATTGTGAGTGCGTGCTCCTGCTCCTCTTGGCTCTCGCAGTGAATGGTAATGTCAAACTTATCACTGTATTCGTGAAACTTTCCGTCTTTCCCGGGAATCAAAACGATTTCATTTTCCATGTTCCATTCTCCATTCTTGCCCCGCAATGCGGGCAGTACATCGTGTTGTGTAGGGACCATTCCCTGCAAGAGGAGCACGACCAATAATGGCTGGCCTCCAAGATCCACTTGGCTTGGTAAAGGCTTCTACCGTTATCTTGGGTTGTGCTCATATTTTTCTCCATCTACAACAGCTGCTCCGCATTCTGGACAAAACTTCAGTTCATACTCGTGATACTCTTCTTCACCGGTATCTGGATCATTTGTAATCCGTGTCCAGTCTTCAAGGTGAAGTCCGCATCGGCGGCATCTAAACTCATCGCAGGATGCATACTGCTCATTGTCGTTGGTTGTAAAAGGGATAGAGCTGGCCTTTGGGGCATAATTGAGTTGCCTTGCACACCAGCTTATGGTCTGATGAACCGGTGAAATGGTTCCACGCCGCTTTTCCAGCCTTGCGCTAGATTCAAGATACTTTTGAAAATCCGCTCCATCGATGAGCCATCTGTCATTCGTAGAGTTCATCTCTCTTTATCTCCTCTCTGAGTATGTCGTACTTAAACGAACCGCCTTTGGCAGCGAAATGACCGATGCTTGACAAAAAGGAGTTTTCGGTTTTGAATCCGAGCGCTCTGGCACACTCCTTTGCAGTGCCGCTGCATAGCAGTTCGTCGGTTTTCTTGTCCCATATCGTATACCAAGCACAATACTTTTTTGTGTTCACAAGTCGAAGCTCCATTGTTCTGCTATGGCCTTTGTGATGCCTGGAAATGTTTTTGCTCTGTTTGCTTGCCGTTCTTTACCACCGTGATTGAACCAATTCCAAGCGCCCCTTGTGCTTTCGCATACTCCAGTTTTTATATGCCCGTAAGGCCAGATAGCACAGCCATCGTTCGGATTTAGAGTGACTCCATGAAGACCTCTTCGATTTCTTCAACGTCTTCAGGTGAAAATGTCAGAGATGCTCCGCCGAAGTCATACTTGCGATTATTCCAGTCACGACTGAACCGGTCAAAATCGTCCTTGTACTGGGGAAACGGATGAGTCTGTTCTGCGAAGTACACACCTCGCATCACTTTCTCGTCATCTGCAATCGGCCAACTATCCAGATGATAGCTTTCTAGGCCATCCCAGTCCCATAGCGACAGAACAGCCTCCAAGCCATCGAACTCTTCATACATTTTTTGAAGATTTTCAAAGTCACGGCAAGTTAAGCCCTGTCCTTTGAATTTTTCATGGATCTGGTCGATGCTTTTTCCGCCAGTATGTAGGCGGCAACGCACCATTTTACAGGAAAGGCTCATATTACACCTCTTTAGAACGGCAAATCATCAGAATCATCGATCACAGCGAAATCATCGGCATCAGATCTATCAGAGTAGTACTGAGAAGTTTCAGGACGGTTCTGATTTGCAGGTGCAGGGTTTTGATAATCCAAAGAACCTCCGCCGCTCTGATTGCTGTTCTTTGGACCAGCAAAGTTGATGCTGTTGGCAACAACCTCGACAGCAGTACGCTTGTTTCCATTCTTATCCTCATACTGTCTGGACTGGAGAGCGCCCTCGATAGCAATAAGGCTTCCCTTCTGGAAATACTTTACTACGAAACCAGCATTGTGCTTCCATGCGACAATGTCGATAAAATCGGCCTGTCGCTGCTCTCCCTGGCGAACAAAGCTTCGATCACATGCAATTCGGAAGCTGCAAACCTCCGTGCCGCTATTGGTTGTGCGGAGTTCAGGGTCAGCAACCAGCCGGCCCATAATCGCTACTACATTCAACATTTTCTTTCTCTTTCTTTTTCTTCAGGCCGTAAATCCGGCAAAGGGTCTTGTCCAGCTTCACGCCCCGGTCAATGTGATATTTTCGATTAAAGGTGATTTGCCCAATTTGATGGGCTTCTGTATGATGGGTTCGGCATAACGGTAAAACCTCCATTCCTTCATGGATGATATCCTCTCGGTCCCTACCGGTGCCGACGTGCTCGACGTGGTGCAGATCGCTCTGCTTTCCGCATACGCAGCATTTCTTGGCTGCAAGGCAGGCGTATAAGTAATCCTGCGTATCGTCAACGAAATCCAACAGAGGAAAGCTGCACGGTATATCCCAATCCACCAAGAAGTGGATAAGGAAGCGTTGGAATGCGCATACAAGGCTCATAGGGGCATTGCTCAGAGAGAACATCTGGTCAGCTGTTGCTTCCATATCTTCCACAAGGAATTTGAGCTTCAGATATTCTTTGGCCGGGTCAAGCCCCATTCCGGTGAAATCTGCAATTTCCCGGATGAGCTTGTAGCAGGTTCTCCGTTGCTTATCTGACAAGGGGCGAGAATCAATCAGTTGAACATTGCACTTTGAATAGTTCCGCTTGGTCAGCGTGAACCAGTCATCATACGGTGCTCGAATGATAATCTCCCGGGCTCTCTCGTCGTAGCCAACCACCGTTCCTTTTATAACGTCAATGGGACTTTTCATGCAACTTCCCTCTTCTTTCGGATTTTATAGGAGCCTAGTAATCTACTGCCCATCAGCATTGTCTACCGGATAAGGCTCCTTTACGATTTCCCAGTCGTCACAGGCCATGTTTTCCATGGTATACAGGATATCTTCGGAGTCGGCAAGGTTCACAACCCTGCCATCCCAGCAATGCATTTCGACATAGGGCTTCTTGGAATCTTTTTGGCCCAAGCACCAGTAGCCAGTCCAATGGCTTCTCTTGATTTTGTGCCCGCGTTTGAGGGAGAACAGAGCGCTCGCAAAATTCATGTTCTATGTCCTCCTATGACTTTATGCCTCCGGCTCCTCGTAGGGGTAATCATCAGACTCCTCATCCGTGGTAGAGGTGGATTCCGGCAACTTCCGGAGGCCAACCTCACTGGCTGCAGAAATGGCCTTCTGGCGCTCGGTGTCCTCTTCGACATCGGTATACTCGGCATCAAAGAACTCGGGCTCGGCACGCTCAACCTTCTGGTCAAACATATTGGTCTGGCCGTCATCGATGCGGCGCATTGCGTACTTTCCATCCTCATAGACCAGCTCATAGTCGCCAGTCAGAGCGCCGGACTTGCGATCCTTGACCTGCATGACAGAGCTGATATCGTGCTTGAAAGACGGACGGGTGATGTCCTGATTCCCGTTCGGCGTGCCAACACTCACCTTGTCCAGAGTGATGCCAAGCTTCAGGGTGACAGTAGCAGTGTCAGCGTTCTTCATCTCCATGTTGCCAATGGTACGGGCAAGCACGCCATCAAAGTCCTCTTTTAACGCTGCGAAGGTATCGCTCTTCAGGCTCAGAATCATTTCATTGTTGGTGGTAGTCATTGTCTTTTCCTCCTTAAAAATCAAATGGTGTTCAGACGGATATACTTGTTGCGGCATGACTCGCAACAGGTGTCGATGAATCTCTGGTTCACCTTAGTGAAAATCCAGCCGTTCTTTTTCAGGTCAGCTCTCTCCTCGTAGGATTTTGCCTCGCCCTCGGATGTGAACGGATACCGAACTTCCTTGTGGCAGCAGTCGCAGGTGTAGACAATGTCACCTTCCCACCAGCCATCAAACTCAAGCTCTCTGCTCATAATCGTTTCAGTTCCTTTCTATTTTTTATTAGTAACTTATCAACTAGAAATTTATAGGGTACAGTTTGGGACCTCTCGGATGGTAACAACCACCCTCGGGTTGTCATCGTAAAATTTCCGGACCTGTGCATCGACAACTTGAGCATCATCGTAGTATGCAATCCCATTAAGTGCATCGCATACCACCTTACCTATGTTGTCGTAGTCAGGCTTAACTGTTGGGCGAATGATATGAGCTCTCATCATCGCCGCTCTCTTCTTGCTTTCACTGGATGGAATAGCGAAATAGGCGACAATTCTCACATCAACGGGCACTTTCTTTTCGAACTTGATTCCTCTGCATTGGGATTGATACCCATACTTCACAAGGGCTTCATAGTTCGCTGTTTTGGCCGGAGTATATGTATTGACATGCCCGCAAACCGTGGAGAACTTCGGTCTCCCCTTTCCAATGGGTTGCCCGGGAATGGTAAACTTAGCTATCATTCTCTCCGGCCTCCTCGTCGATGTTATCAATCTGGTCGTACCGGATAAAGTATACTTTGGATCGCCCTTTCTTTCGCCGAACCGGTGTGATACTATAGCCATTCTTGAACAGGATTGACGAGACGGTCATCCTGTCAGCTTCATTCGAGATCTGGAGAATACCATGCTTCTCGCTTTCGCTAACGACACTGCGTTTTTCAGTATCTTCCATTCTTCCTCCTTATACATCCCCGAGAAGCGCAGCCATATCTTCAAACCGCCGGGACGCTTCCTTTTTTCTCCAACTTGGTCCGGTGAATTGAAGCGGGTAACACATCTCGAAGATTCTGTCGTAGATTCTTTTGTACCGAATGTCTTCTTCACCCTTCATGTCTTGAAGCGTAAGATTCGTGGTCAAGATCATTGGTAGCTTTTTCCGGTAACGGCTGTCAACGATGTTGTAGACCTTCTCCAGCGTATAGTCTGTTCCACGCTCAGTGCCAAGGTCATCAAAGATGACAAGCTTGGCCGAGTTCAAGTTTGATAAAATCGCCGTCTCCTGGCCGGTTGACTGGATGACCTCAAGAAGTTTGACAAACGAGGTCATCACAACCGGAATTCCCTTCTCCATGAGGCTGTTGGCGATGCAGGCAGCAGCATAGCTTTTCCCGGTTCCAACCCCGCCCCACATGAGAAGCCCTTGGCTCTCGGCAACCATCTTGTCGAAAATATCAACGTATCGCTCACAGACTTTAAGATTTCTGGCGTTGAATGATGTTTTCGTAAATGCGGAGAACTCAGCTCCAGATAGCTTTTCATCCATGAGACTTGCGGCCTTGAGCTTCTTGACCTTCTCTGCGTTCTGAGCGGCTTCACGTTCAATTTTTCCAGTTCTCTTTTCTTCAATCTCACAGAAACACTGAATTGGAACAATCAGCTTGCTCTTTCTGCTTGGGTCATCCGGTGCTGGATTTGGGAGGAGCATGATTTTCTCTCTTGGCCTTTTGCAAACACCACAGATGAGAATCCCTTGAGTATTTCTAAAGTCCCCGGGATGTTCCTTCATCATGCCTCTGCACCGTTTAGCATAGCTGCTCATCATTGCATAACTGCTGACCCCGAACTCACTCACCGAATATCACCCCATTCCTCAAACGGGTTTCCGGTTTCGACGGTTTCAAGCTCCTGCTGTTTCGGGGAATCTTTCTTGATGTAGTCGGTAAACGGCAGGCTGTCGCTGAGGAACGTCTTCGGATGCTTGATGTACGTTTGCTCGGTATGAAGCTTCTGGCATTCTGCGGCATAAGCCTTTGCTGCCTGCAAGAGTTCTTCGTCAGAGAAGCCATCCTTCCGCCGGGCGCTGTACTTCTTATAGGCATTCCCCTTGTCAACTTTCCGGGGATATACCTTCCAGAACTCCTCAAACCCGATGCTGTACTTAGATGCTTTCGGTTCTTCATCCTCCAGAAGAAAGCTGATATTTTCAGACACCGGGAGTTCCTTCGCCTTTTGTGTTGGAGCGTCCTTGACATTCTCAACGGACTTTTCAGCGTGAGCGTCAACTTTTTCCATGGACTTTCCAGCGGAAACTCCGAGTTTCTTGGCCCGTTGCACCGCCTTTCGTTTTGCGTCGTGTTCCCTGCGTTCGACAGCCTTATACCACTGCGCTTGCCACTCATTCCAGTCATGGAGAATAAGAATCCCAGTCTCATCGACATCGATCCATGCGTTTTCGATAAGCGCATCCACGACGTTTGGAGCTTTACTGGCAAACTTAGTGCTAAAAGCATCCAGGATGTCTTGTTTATCAGCCCCGGGAAGCCGACCTGTCTTATCAGCGTTTTTTAGGCCCCACATCCAAAGAGACACGAGTGCGCCGAGAGCCTCTTCCTTGGTGCATTTCAGCGCTTTAGCAAACTCCCTGAGCTTGCTCCCATCAACAGTATCATGTACGCTGACCCATGCCATCTACTATCACCAGCTTTCTTCAGATTGATAATCATTCGTCGGATTGAACAGCAGCATCTTCAGCTTCAGCGTCTGCTTTTTTCTTCGCCACGAGATCCATAAGCTTCTCAGTTGCCTCAATGTACTGGCTTTCACGCATGTTAGTCGTTGACTCAAGGCCCATCTCCTCAATGATGGATTTTACAACCTCGTTCCCTTCGTCCTTGCCAAACTGTGTGCGTGCCGCTTTGAAAAAGGCCTGACGCTGCTCCTGAGAGATGACAGGGTCATCTTCCGCAACTTCAACAGCGGTCGCCATGTTATCGTTTTCCTGTTCAGTCTTCACCTCACGGAAGTTCACGGGAATAGCGCCGGATGCAACCATCTCATCTTCGGAATAAAGTCCTTCGTAATCTTTTGGGAAAGCATCACGGACACACTGACTGACCGCAACCTTATCAATCATGGTGGCAGGCTTCGTTTTCCAGTTGGCTTGTCCTTTGTTGTACTCTTCAAGAGAAACTTCCTTATACGCTGTCCGTTCTTTTGAGTTCCGCATGAAGTGAACCTTGCACCATCCGCCAATCAGTTTTTCACCCGGATAGAGGCAGCATCCCTCTTTCTGGATAATCTCGTTCCCACGCTGTACCGTGATGCCATCTTCCTTATAAAGGTAGTCAGGATTGCTGAAGGCACGACGCAGGTAGGCATCCTTGCCAATAACCATCTGTGCAGGTTCACTGCCAAACTTGATACAGTAAACCTCGCCAGATGCAAGCGGGTTCAATTTCTGCATTTTGCAGGTGTTCATAAAGAACACAAGTTCCTGATCCGTAACTCTGTCGGCCTGGCCTCTGACCAGATAACGCTTAACAAAGTTCAGATCCAGCTCGACTCTGGTTCCGAGAACCTCATAGCTCACACTCAAAGCATTACTTTCAGCTTTGCTCAATGCGTTGCTTGCCATAACAAAATCCTCCTTTATAATCAGCCACGAGCACTAATCTGCGTGGTCTCTTCATAAATGACACCGGGAATCCGAACGGTTCCCTTGGATGCTTTGATAATCCGCATAACAGCCTTTTCATCGACCGGGCGAATAACCATTCCGTTAATTTCAACGGGGACTCTGGAACTGTCAACACCAACAATTTTCCACGTCTTGCTCTTGGTAACGCCCTTGACCTTCAAATCGGATGCAGCGATACTGCTGCCAACAGAAACATCTGCCATGACCTCGGCTTCAGCCATAGCATTTTGAGCAGTTTCAGTATCACCAGACGCTTCGGCTTCGGTCGCTTCGTTGAGCTTTCTTTCGAGTTCACGCTCTGCAAGGCGACGCATAGCTTCTTCCTGAGCTTTCCTACGTTTTTCACATTCATCGGTGTACTCGGCCATTTTACCTTTCAGGATATCCTCAGCAGCCTTCAGCGGATCAAGCATATCCTTTTTCCTAGAAAGGACTTTGTCATACGCAGATTTTGCAGATGTACGAAGCGGCTCCCAGTACTCAGTGATCTTCTTCTGGGTTTCCTTGATGCTTTTGAGCATCTCAGCGGCACAGATATAGTCCGTATCATTCTCCACCGCCATCCTCTGTGCTCTGAGTTCAACGGACGAGGCTTCTCGATCCAGCTCTGCCTCTGCAGCAACAGGTGTCATCTCACATTCAATCATTTTGGTTTCTGCAACAACTTTTTCCATTATGGACCAGCCTTTCTTTATTGATAATCTTATCTACACAGAATCACTTGGATGATTCAATGTAGTCGTATACAGTTTTCAGAGCGCCAAACACAGTCCATCGCCGTGTATCAGGGGATTGAAACTTCATTTCAGCGTATTTCCCATCCTTTTTGAGGTGAAGTATGCGTTTGCTCTGAACTTCGATTCCATGGGATGCCAGCGCCTTAGAGTAGGCTTCAAGCTGGACTCCACAGTTCATTTCGATGAGCTTACTGGTGGTCTTATAGTCAACCAGCGTAAGTTCTCCATCAATCCATGCGATCAAGTCAGCTGTTCCGGCATATCGCATGATTTTGTGATACAGCCTCACTTCGGAACCAACCATGACCGGCTTTTTCTCTTCCCACCAGGAGAGAAATGCGTCAAAGTAGCCTTTGTATTCCGGCTCGATGTCTTCTATCTGAAACTTCGCCCAGTTCTCAGCAGCATTATGTACTGCAGTTCCCTTCTCAGCCGCTTTGTTCAGAACATTCTCGCTGATTCCTTTGTACTCGGCATTGCTGAGAGGCTTCATTATCGTGGTCACGCTCGGAATCTCAAGCCCATTCAAAGTGTAGATGTGCTTAGAATCATCGAACTGAAGCTCCTCAAAATCAGGGATGGTAATATCAGTCATTTGTTTTCCTCCAATATTTTCTTCCACTCAAAGCTGTTATCGATAACACTTTCGCTGTACGGACAGGAAATTTTCCCTCGACTGAAGTATTTTTTTCTCGCCCCTGCCTCGCCATGGTTATAAGCGGTTAAAGCCATGTTGGCTTCTCCGTACTTTTCAAATAACCTCCCGAGCATAAACGTGCCAGCCTCGAGATTCTGAACCGGATCCTGCAAGTCTGTCGTTCCGATTTCTCTGTTCAACCACTCAAGATTGACCATGTTGACCTGCATATAGCCAACGCAGCTTCCGTTTCTGGCAGTTGCATCAAACCGGCTTTCTTGATATATGACGGCAAGCACAATCTCGTATGGGACACCGAAATCTCCGCAAAATTCCTGAAGTTTTTCCTGGAGTTGATAATCAAGAGGGACCGAAGAGCTTACAAAAATCATCTGGATCGGTTCTTCGATGCACGAATCGTAAGACACGCAATCGGTCGATTCCGGCTTCGCTTCAGGAGCATCAGCCGCTTCTGCAAGTGGCTTTGGAAGAACTATGAAAGACGTAAGAACCGCAGTTGACAAAATCGCGCATCCAATTGCGACCATCGAATTCTTCTTTCGTGGTCTCATTTTTTATCCCTCTCAGCGAAATCATCTCCAAGAGCCATAAGACAGATGGTTTCTAGCTCAGAAGCGGTTTTGGCAATCTCCTTGAGATACGCACTAACTTCTTGCAGGTCCGACTTTTCTCCTTCGCTGACAACTCCATCTGCGGCGATTTCAATGAGCTTCTCCTTTACCTCCCTCAAGTCATCGACCCTGAGACTACGCAGAAGCTTGACTGTCACCCTCTCGATTCCAAGCACCTCGTCAGAAATCGGGAGACGACACCCAATTGGGCATTCATTCAGACAGTAGTGATTCAAGAGGTACGGAGCCTTGTATCTATCAGCCATGAGTACGGCCTTATCAACCGGCATACACTTTGACAGCCCGAGCTCCGCATCGGAAACCGCAGAAACAGACATTCCGAGGAGTTCAGCAGCGCCTTCTCTGCTTGATAGTCTCTCGTCATACGTTGCGGCGTTCATTCTGGCTTTGAACCAGATGTTTTCTGCCGCTTTCGTGGCTCTTCTTCCCATTTTTTGCTACCTCTTTTTACTATATAATATTGTCAGAAAGTTTCCGTTCTGTTAGTAAGACTAATCTTTCGGAAACATTCCGCCGAAAAAAATATCGTTCACTTGGTTCTGGTTCAGATTAAGAACCCGTGCAACGATGATTTTCTCGCTATCAGAGAAGCCAACAATGCCAGACTCCTTCTTTCGATAGTTGCTAACAGAAATCCCTAGCTGTTCAGCCAGATACTCTTGACTGTACCCATACGCACATCTGATTCCTCGTATCCACCGGGGGCTTGTTTTTGCTGTTTGTTCCATCTCCTCACCTCCCATTCCATTTCTGTAATGATGTTTCTGTACGATTATTATAATCTTATCAACTAGAAATGTCAATGTAATTGTGATAATAATTTGAGCGGTTTTAACCTTTTTTGTTGCGAAACCGTCCAAAAAGCGGTAGAATAGTATAACACCTACTTGAAGGAGGAAAAAGCAATGCTAAAATCTATCAGTGAGTTTAATCCGCTCGTTTTTAGCGACCGCCTAAACGCATTGATGTGTGCCAGAAATATCACAAACGCCCAAGTATCAAAGGACACAGGCATTAGCGCACCATCAATTACAAAATACAGAACTCACACAGGCCTTCCGGATCTGAAATGTCTTTATAAGCTTGCTCAATACTTCGGCGTTTCCATCGACTGGCTTCTAGGACTAGATGATACACATGCAGCGCCTGCTGTTGATGACGATAACGTTTTGTACCTTTACTCCATAGCGTCTCAGGATGATAAATATGTTGTCAACGCTGTTCTGGACAAATATAAATCAAAAGTCAACAGATCAGCTGGCTCGAAATTCAGCGAGGTAAAGTGATGCTTTCTATAATGCGAGATCTTTTTTATCATACAGATAAAGACGTACTGTCTCAGAGCCTTACAAATCCTCGTCCGGAAGGAACATTATCATACGAATCAGCCTCTCCGCTCGTTTGCATTGGCCAATGGCTGTATATGTCTGATGATGAAACGAGTTTTCGCATTGAGAACATTTTTGTTTCAAAGTCCGGCCACATCATTTTTATTCTTGCATCTCACCCAGATTCCACCAGTTTACCAAAGATAATCAGCTCATTAAGCACTGTTACTGTTGACACCCTCGATTGCATCGCTTCGGAGTATTTTTTCCGCACATGCGGGCAATCATACCTCGTAAGAGATATCATGGTAAAACACGGCCACTGGTCATTTGATACAGCCACAGCAAATGAGCAAAAAATCAGAGACTGCTTATCTTCAAAAAAATTCTCTCTGTTCTGTGTTGATGAATAAACAAAAAAACAGAGCACCTTCGTGGTGCTCTGTAAGGTCAATCTTCTATAGCTCCATATTTTCTGAGGAGTGCAGGGACGTTGATAAGAATGTTCTTTCCGCTCCGTATGTGCGGAATATTCCCTGCTTTGATTTCTTTTCGTAAGTAGCATTGGGGCAGTCCGGTAAGGCGGGACGTATTTACAACGTTCATAAACGGCTTCTCCTCTAATGCTTCCAGCTTTTTTGTGGGCATTCTCTTCATCTCCAATCTCGATGCTGCGCTCGTGATATATGGTGACATCTTGTGACAGGGAGCGCCATCATATATTTCGGAGTGATAGTTTGTTTTGTGCTTATGCTTTCTAATTGATAATTATATTCAATCAATTAGAAATGTCAAGGAGGTTTTATATGGCAAGTATCAAGCGTGACAAAGACAAGCGCGGAAATATCGTCTATCGTGTATCAGCCAGCAACGGGCGTGGGAGACGGGTCTCTCGAACTTTCCGCCCTGAGCCAACGTGGAGTGCAAGAACGACAAAGCGTGAGCTCCAAAAATTTGCAGCAGAGTTGGAACTCCAGCTGGCTGAGGGCGAGATTGCAACAAAAGCCGAGAATGCAGAGCAGAAGGCAAATGAAGCTGCCGAGTCAGCAAGAACAAAAACGCTGCGTCAATATGGGGAGCAAATTTTTCTTCCGGAAAAGACCCTTTCTCTTTCCGAGAAATCAAGAGATAGTTATACTCAGCTTTTAGAGGACCATGTTTTCAATGCTCTTGGTGAATCTATGATAAATGAGGTGAGCCCGGCACAACTAAAAGCTCTCTTTATGCAACTCAGGTCCGAAATGGCGTACTCAAGTGTAGTTAAAATATACGCTGTTACAAATGAACTGTTCAAGTACGCCATGATGGATGACACAATAAAGCTCAACCCGATGGACAAAGTTTCCAGGCCTAAACAGTCCAAAGACGACGAAGTCAATGAATCAGCGTTGTTCTATACACCAGATGAGGTCAGGTATATCATATCCTGTCTCGAAAACGAGCCATTGAAATGGCGTGTTTATGTGTTGCTTCTTGTTGATACCGGATGCCGCCGTGGAGAAATTAGCGGAATCAGATGGAAGTCAATAGACTTTAATTCATCAACAATTATGATTGATCGGAACATTTTGTACACACCATCAAAAGGAATCTACGTCTCAACACCAAAAGGAAGAAAGCGCCGGATTGTTGACGTTTCCCCGGAAGTGCTCTCTCTTTTGAAAGAGTTGCAAGAAAATCAAGAGCCAAAGTCAGAATGGGTCTTCACCCAGCGAGGCAGAACAGATCCGATGCATCCGGATTCTCCGAACCAATTTTTTGATCGCTTTGAGCGAAAATACAATGTTAAAGACTTCCATCCTCACAAGTTGCGTCACACATCGGCGAGTATCGCCATCACGAATGGCGCAGATGTCGTGAGCGTTGCGGCAAGACTGGGACATTCAGATAGCAGCACTACACTGAGGATGTACGCACACGCAAATGAGGACAGCATCAGGCGAGTAGGTGATGTTTTCCGCAACGCTCTGGTAGATATCCATTCAGATAACAAAGAGCATTAAACTTAGGAGCCGAAGGACAACCTCCGGCTCCATTCTTTTTTGAAAGCGGTTCTATGCGAAGAAATATTTCGTCACGAACAAGCCATAGCAGAGAAACTTTTCTCAAAAATCGGAGAAACCCCAAAAAACATGTTGCAAAAAATGTTGCAAAAGATTTTTTGCGTCAAAAATAAATAAGAAAAAATCCCACGAACAGCGGCAATTCTACCGTACATTCGTGGGATTTTTGGAGCTACTGACCTGATTCGAACAGGCGACCTGCTCATTACGAGTGAGCTGCTCTACCAGCTGAGCCACAGTAGCACGCGTTCTGCAACGATAGATAGTTTAGCATAAAAGAGAATACCTGTCAAGTACTCCCTACGCAAAAACAATTCCGGAACTTTGCAGAAAGCCATCTCGTAATGATTTGCCCTATTCAATCCTTATCGTAAGCTTCACGAACTCTTTTGCCAGGGAATTTTTTCAGCTCAAATAAGTTTTGCCTGCCCTGCCAGATACAGCATCCCCACTGCCGCACCGCAAAGCGGCAGGAGCAGAAACAGCAACCGGGCAAACTGACCCAAAAGCGCGCCTGTGCTGGGGGCCTGTCCTCCACGCCCGAATGCGGCTGAACAGAGCCTTCCGCTTACCTGCAGTGCGGATGCGCCGAACGTGCACAGCGTTCCGGCCGCAAGGGATGCAGGGATACCGCAGACGCAGAGCAGCACAAATGCTGTCCGTGGGTTCAAATCCACAAGCAGCCTGGACGAAAGCAATCCGGAGCCTGTCCCATACAGCATCGCAAAAAGGAAGATGGGCAGCGGCCCAAGGGCAGAAAGCCCCAGAAACAGCACTGCCGTCAGCGCACCCGCCACAGTGAG